GCTGTACGTGCTAGTGATTCCATGTATTAAGTCTGTGCTAAGTTTTGTGTTCTTCCAATCTCTTGCCAAACACTACCGTTGTATCTAAAGCTAAAGATATCAGTCTTATTAGCTGTAGCAGTTACGGTAGGTGCTGTTGAAGCTGCAAACTCAAATACAGTATTAAAAGCTACTGTACGAGCTGTACCGCCTTGTGCAAGTTCTAAAGTTATAATAGCTCCTTCGACTGCATTACTAGGTGCAGCAAAGGTTGTATTTTCTGTAGTTACGTGAAAAGCATTAGCTGCTGCTGCTGCATCCCAAGCTACTGAATTAGAACTTGAGGTTAAAGCTACCTGTGTAATACGTGCACTTGTTGTTGCAACCATTAACGGTGATGTAGCCGATGTAGCAATTGTTACAGCATTTTCGATCTTTGCTCCTGTAACTGCATCATCCGCAATTTTAGCTGTAGCAACTGCATCGTCTGCTAGAAGCTCACTTGGTATTTTAGTTGTTGCCATGTTTTATATTTCTCCTACTATCGGGCTGTACCCATAATTCCTGTTGATGTTACGAATGGATTTTCTGCAAATGCCATGTAGATGTATGTATGAGTATTTTGATTTACCCAACCAAAACTTGAACGCAGTTTAAAGCCATTGCTTAATATATCTAAGTTTGCATTTGCATTGTCATATTCTGCTGCACTTGAGTTTGGATGTAAGGCTTGGTCAGTTACATTAAATCCAGGTCTTTTGTTATCATACATCATCCAGTTATCACCACTATCACTTGATTTTTTAAAAAGTATAAAAGCAGGTTTAAATCCTGTATACACAAACGGACCATCTGCATTTCCATTGCCGGTGTACTTGCCGAACTTACTGTAGCCTTGTTTTTCTGCGAAACAATAGACTACATAATCTTCAGTATTTGTATTAACATCACCCGAAGTGTTTTTTATACTAAAAACTGTAGATGTTGGAGATGTTGCATTCCAGTAACCAACTGAGTTACTTTGTGCCGATGTGTCGTTTAAATATAAGCTATAAGCATTAGATGTTAAATCTTTATGAAAAACAGTCCAGTTAGTTCCTGTTTGATCTCTGTTTTTAATTATATACATCGCAGGAGCAACACCTAATCCATGCCCTATTGTTGCTGCTGTACCTGTTCCAGTATATTGAACAATGCTAAATCCAGCATCAGTATTGGCTTGTACTGTAGAGGTTATTGAGCCATTGCTGTTGGAAGCTGTCGTGCCACCATTGGCTTTCCATAACCAAGAACATTGAGCAGTGCTACTAGAGTTCATGGAACTATCACCTGAACCTGCTGTAAAACCGTTAGAATCAAAAGAACTTAAATAATTTGCAAAAGTGCCTTCAGCAGCATTTGAGTTAGATGCTAAATATTTCGTTACGCCTCTACTACTATCAAATTGATGCCAACCATTTGTATCATTTTGTTCTTTATGCCACATAAAATCTGGTTGCATATCTGAGTTACCATCAAGAGTGATAGCATTTGTTCCACCATTACCAGTCCATTTTTTAACTTGAAAATGTGCTGATGGATCGTCTATTGCTGTGTACTTACCCATTAGGCTGTACCTCCATATTCTGCTAAGTTTTTACCACATAATGCGTAGTACCCAGAAGGTGGTGCGTGTTCAAAAGTTCCGTAACCATTGGCATCTGATTGTGCTGAAGATATTGTTGCACCTGTATAACCCCCAAAATTTACTGTTTGGATACTGCCTTTAGTTTGAACAACAGGTATTGCAAAAATACCATCATCAGTCTGACTTCCCATGTTATACAAAGATAAATTTGTTCCATTGGTAACTGCACTACCATCATAATAAAAACTTATTTGGTTATCATCTAAATTTAAAGCAATCCCAACAAACTTACCTGCTCCACTAGAGTCAACAGTTCCTAAACTACCCGTAATTGACCTGCTTCCACCATTCCATGCAACATAATTACCAGCATCCATTTGCCATACAGCAAGTGCATTTCCGTTAGTACTTGCTCCTACTTGAACATTATCATAATCTTGTTGAAATGTGTGAAAACCTACATAAATTCTTGCACCATATGTTGCTACTACTTCATTGATATAATTTTCAAAATACCATTTACCTTTTGTTACTCCCATAGTTCCTGCATATGAAAGGTCTTGGTTGCCCCCACTTAATCCATATTGAGTTGCACCATTTGTAGGTAATTGTACGCTGCTATTAAATCCTGTAAAAAGTGCATTAAGCGTACAAAAATTATTAGTAGGTGTGTCAGTTGATTGATCGGCTGCTGTTAAATTTACTTTAGTCCAATTAGTATCATCGCCTTTTGCATTTGCTCCTAAATCTGATGCAGTTTTAAAATCTAAGTATGCACTTTGACCGGGGTAACTACCTGTGTATTCTTTGGGAATCCATATACCACTATCATCATCATATTCTCCAAACTCTGTGGGTGCTACTGCTAAACCATCTAAATAATTAAATTCTGCCATATAACCACTAAAGCCATGATAAGTTGAATCATAAGAACCTATCCTTGCTAATGTGCCAGAATAGACTGCAGTTTCAAAATTTTGTGGTGGATATTGCCTAGATGCCCAATCTGTGATTTCTGCTCCATTTACATAAACTCTAAATCTATCTGCTTCTGTGCTTTGAGTTGTATCTACTTTCCAAACAATATGATACCAAGCTGATGTATCTCTAAACTGTTGTGTCGTTGTGCTTCTATATTGAGCAGTTTTACCTATATCTAACCACAGTTCATCTGATGACAAACCAAAACCAATTCTTACAGCTTCTGAATGAACTCCACCATCCCAAAGCTCTTGTGTACCTCCAAGCTTACTTCTTTTACACCAAAAACTTACTGTAAAAGTTTTATCGTTAGTGCCTGAAGCATTGGTTCTTGTAAAATACTCGTCATTAGCATCTTCAAATTTTACAGAGTTATCAATATCATACCCAGTCGAGACACTGCCACGATTCATTGTGCGTTGTAAAAAAGCCATATAGTATTAAGTTTGTGCTAAGTTCTGTACTCTTCCTACTTCTTGCCATACAGAGCCATTGTATCTGAATGAGAAGATATCTGTTTTGTTAGCTGTTGCTGTAATTGTTGGTGCTGTACTTGCAGCAAATTCAAAAGCTGTATTCCATGCAACAGTTCTTGGAGTTCCTCCTTGAGCTATTTCTATGGAAATAATAGCACCTTCAGTATTATTAGTTGGTGCTGAAATTGTAGTGTTTTCTGTTGTAAGATGAAAAGCATTTGATTTTGCAGCAGCATCCCAAGCTACAGCATTTGAACTAGATGTTAAAGCTTGTTGAGTTACATTAGCTGCAGCAGTTGCTGTAACAGCCGGAGCTGTTGCTGACGTTGCAAAAGTTACAGCGTTTTCAATTTTAGCACCTGTAACTTGATCGTCTCCAATGTGTGCAGTATCAATACTACCATCAGTATAATGTTCACTATCAATTGCATCATCGGCTATTTTAGCACCAGTTACTGCATCAGCAGCTATTTTAGCAGTTGAAACTGAGTTATCACTTGGAGTTCCTATTGCGACTTCTTCAGCATTATAAGCTGTAATAACTCTACCATTTAAAGGAGCTTCAGATAATGTTAAAGTAGTTCCTGAAACACTATAACTGTTATGTGCTTGGAATACACCATCAATAAAGACCATTAAGTTATTTTCACTTGATGGAGCTGAAGACAATGTAAAGGCTGTAGTACTATCATCACCTGTAAAGATGTTAGTAGAAAAAGAACCACTTCCTCCTCCAATGCTACCCCAAGCATCTGTATAACCTTCAAACTCTCCTGTAGTTGAGTTATATCTAAAATAACCTGCTGCCGGACTTCCCGGTCTTTGTGCTGTTGTACCTACTGGTATATGTATTGAGTCTGTATTAGAACCTAAGTCTAATGAAACATCCGGAGATGCATTACCAATACCTACACGATTGTTTGAGCTATCAACTTTTAGAGTTGATGTATCTACAGCAAGGTCTCCAGAAATTGTTAAACTTGATAAAGTTCCAACACTTGTAATATTTGTTTGAGCTGCTGTAGCTATTGTACCTGTTAAATTATTAACAATTAAATTACCAGCAGCATATCCTGTAGCACTAGTATTTACAGTTGTTGAAGGTACAGTTTGAGTATCACAGAATAATCTAAATGTATTATCTGTAGAAGCATCATAATATAATCCAGCATACTTAGTAGTACTAGATTCTACATACTTACCATAAAAACCAAAGTCTGTAGTGTTTCCTGTATTCTCATCTGTTAAACCTGTAAAATTAGAATCACTAACAACTGAACCTGTTTGTGTAGTTGTACCAGTAACAGTTAGGTTTCCGGCTACACTTAAGTTATTTGCAATTGTAATATCATTAGCTAACTTGTCACCTGTAACTTGGTCGTCAGCAATATGAACTGTGTCAATTGCACCATCAGCTATTTGAGCTGAATCAATAGCATCGTCTGCTATCATAGAATTTACAATGACATCAGAACCTATAACTAAATCTATTGTACCATCACCATCTTCGTATGTTGCTGCAATACCTGTTTCAGTATTACTTGAAAACATAGCACCAACAGTGTCTTGTACAACTTCTGAAAGGTCTATATTTGCTGTACCATCAAAAGACACACCATGTATAGTTCTTGCAGTTTCTAAAGCTGTAGCAGTAGCTGCGTTACCTGTAGTACTTTGATTAAGTGTACCAACTGTTAAATCAATTGTACCATCACTATCTTCATATGTAACGGTAATACCTGACTCAGTGTTAGAACTAAACATAGCTCCAACAGTATCTTGAACAACTTCAGTTAAATCTATATTAGCTGTACCGTCAAATGATACTCCATGAATTGTACGTGCTGTTGCTAATGCTGTAGCTGTTGCCACATTACCAGTTGTTAAAGCTATAGTACCTGCAGTAGAAGGTAAAGTTACAGTTGGATTACCACTAAAACTAGCATGTGCAGGTGCTTGTAGTCTTAAATAGTGAGCATTATTTGATTCACAATAAAAATCTACATAAGACTGAGTACCACCATTTTTAATTTTAATACCGCCTTGTTGAATAACTACACCATTTGTAGAGCCACCTCCGACTCCAATAGAAGTAGTAATTTCTAATGATGCTGGTAAAACAAAGTCTAATGTATTATCTGAATCATCATAAGTTACTGTAATGTTTGTTTCTGTGTTAGAGCTAACCATAGCTCCTACAGTATCACTAATTGTTTCTGCTAGTGTTGTACCGTTCACTGTAATTGCATCAGCTTCTAAAGTACCATCAATGTCTACATCTCCTGAAATATCAAGTGTAGCTGCATCTAACTCACCACTAATAGTTATGTTTCTACCACCAGTTATATCTTTGTTTGAATCTGTAACAATAGCTTTAGAAGCTTCTACAGTTCCTGCTGTTGAAACATCTACATAGTTAAGTTCTGTTGTAGTGGCTGTAACACCATCAAGTAAATTTAATTCTGTAGCTGTGCTTGTAACACCATCAAGAATATTTAATTCAGCAGCAGTAGATGTTACTCCGTCTAATATATTTAGTTCTGCTGCAGTTGATGTAATTGTTGTTCCATTAAAGTCTATTGCATCTAAGTAAGCTACACCATCAATATAAATATCTTTCCATTGTTGTGAAGAACTACCTAAATCATAAGTATTATCATCATCAGGAATAATGTTAGAATCAACATCAGCACCAAATACTACGTTATCAGTAGCTGCATCACCCATAGTGATTGTACCACCGTTAAAAGTTGTAGTACCAGTTACTGTAAGATTACCTCCAACTGCTACGTTCCCAGTTGTAGTAATAGAATCTATATACGCATCTTTAAAATATAATGAGCTTGTACCTAAATCAACATCACTGTCTGTTATAGGAATAACTGCTCCGTCTTGTATTCTTATTTGTTGTACAGGACTACTAGAGACTTCTACATAAAATTCAATATGATTATTTGTAGTATCAATTAATACTTTATTGTTTGGAGAAGTTTCTCCTGCATCTCCAATTAATCCTATAACTGGACCTTCGGCTGTAGTGCCATCGTGTTTGTGTCCTGTTGAATTATGAAAAGCGTTTACGAGTTGGTTAAATTCATTATTGAATAACGCTGCAGTGATTGTATCACCGTCTGCAAACGAACTCTGTCTAGTGTAACTTGCCATGTTTGTTTATCTCCTGCCTGAAGGTATAAAGTCTACGTAAAGACCATTAATTGTATAAGGTGGTTTTGTATCATCACTTATAAATGTAAAATTATTACTGTGTCCACTGCCCTGTAGTGGCACTCTAATTAAAGGATTATTACCGCCACCAAATACTGTTGTAGCAAATATACCATCTCCAAAGATAGCTGGTGGATTAATAACTCCTAAATTAAAAGGGTTAGGTGGTTGAGGTGTATCTGTATTACCATAATCAAATCTAACTTGAACATCTGGTTCTACAACACCTTCAGCACTTGCAGATACTTTTACAAAGTGTAAAGTTTTTAAAGTACCTAAATCACCATAATCATAGTTTGGTGTAGCATATCTTGCTAAAATGGAAGAGCCATCAAAGTTATTACCTGTATCGTGATTATACACGTAACCTGTAGTAGAACCATGAAAATACTTTTCAACACCATTTTGATTAAACCCCGAGCCAATCTCAGTAACTTCTATTCCTCTTGTTTCTCCCCACTCAAATCCGTTGGGTCTTAATGTTCCTATAATACCTCTTTGTTGATTTCCAGACACTGAAGTATCTGTATAAAATAATCTATATTGTGATTTCTCACGTATAACAACACTACTAATAATAAAACTATTAATGTTGTTGGCAAGGTCTGTAAGTAAAGGTTGGATAGCTTTACTAACTGTACCCAACTCAACGTCTCCAATCCTTGCAGTACCAGCGACTGTTCTCAGTCCATCTGGTGCTAAAAAGAGTAGGTCACCGCCTATCTCTTGAATACTATAACCACTTAAACATCCAATGTTTTTGGCTACAGGTATAACTACCGGTGTGCCATTTATATCTTGTAACTTAAATATACTATTTTCACAAAATATAAACAGTTCATTACGGAAGCTTTTTAATCCTACTATCTGGTCTGATAAGGTTATAGAACCTGAACCAGTACCACTAAAGTCGGTGGGGTCTAAAAGTTTACTATAAAATACTGTGCTAAGATTATCTTCTACACCTGCAACAACTAAATGTTTATCGTGTATCTCACCATGTGTTGCAAACTTAGTTCCTGTTACAGTAACTTCACCACCAAAGAATGTTCTTGTATTAATGTTAGCACCTGTACCTTCCATTCTAAAAAAGTAAGGCTTGTTAGCTCCATCACAAATTACAAGCAATCCATAATCAAAGTCTGCTCCTTCAAATAAAGAAAAGCTAACTTGCCCTTGTGATGTACGTGTTAATGTACTTCTGCCTGTAAAGGCTGTGTGGTCATCACCACTACTTGCTACAGAACTTCTACTTACATTTAACCAATTGTTTCCATCTTGACTAAAAAATATTCCTGTTCCTGCACAGGCTATAACACCATCAGCATAAGGTATAACTCCTAATACATTTGTTGTGCTACCTGTAACTTTAGCACTACCAAACTGACTAAAACCATTTATACGTCTATATCCACCTTCGATAGAGACTTCAAAGTTTCGCAGTTCTTGAGCAACTCCGGGACTTTTAAGTAAATCAATCGCATTAGAAGATTTAACTAAGCCACCAGAACAGGCTACTGTATAAGGTTGTGATGCTGCCATATATTAAAAATATCTTCTATCGTCTGTCATAGTACGAGGAGTAGGATTAATCAAATTAGATTTCATACTTCTCAATGACTTTTTATAATCATCCATAGCAAAAGCTGCTTGTTGTGGAGATTCTTTAAACTGCCAAACATAATATCTTGTTTTAGCTGTTATGACATTCGTATATTGTTCTGGAAATACAACTGTATCTCCATGTGCTGTAAGTTTTGTTGGCTTATCAAAAGCATAAAAATGTACATTGTAAACTTTATCAGGGATTGGACTCAATCCAAACTTTCTAGAATCAGGAGATTTAATTACAAATTTAGGTTCTCCAAAAGATTGTGACCCTGCATCATCTGCATTTTCACTATCTCTATAATATCTTTTCCAGTCTGCTAAGTTTAAAAACATTAACCCTTTTGATATAAAGGGAGCTGATTCACCACTAACATTAATTGTAGTTAAATAAAAATCATCCCAGTCTATAGAACCAAAATCATCTTGAACGCTTGAGCTACTAGCTTTTAGTTCGTACCACCTAGTACCAGCTACTGTAGCTACTGTTACGTTTCCATAGAAGGGATCAGTTGCACCACTTTCACCTACTGCAAAAAATGGTAACTGTGGTTCTTCATTTGCTATATCAAATATAGATTTATTAATAGCATCCTTGACAAACTGTTGAAGTCCTACAGCACTTGAAAAGTTTGCAGAAGTCAATGGTATTTCATTGAGTTCTCTTAGTACTTCATTAGTTAAATCAAGATATGTTGTTGCCATTATTTTCTGCCTTTAGCTTTTAGTTTTGCTTTTTTGCTTAAATCTTTAAAGTGAAAAAGTCTTTCACTTGTTTTACCATGAGTTAGTCCTGTATGTAATTGTCCATTAGGCATTTTATGAGTATTGCCTGTCCATTTAGTTCCATCTCTTTTAAAATGTGGTACGCCTTTAGCCATGATTAATTAGGTTTTGCTGGTGTCATACCACCATCTCTGTACATCGTTCTACCCATATTAGCTGGTTTTCTTTTAGGCATTTTACCGTCCATCATTCCTTGACGTTTAGCTTTCCCACCTGTTCCCATTTTTTTCTTTTTAGGTCCGTACATAATTATCTCCTATCTTCTTTATTAAGTTCACGGTAATAGCTAGGCTTTAAACTTTCATTGTATCCTGCCATTTCTCTACACTTCTGAACTTTTTCTTCAATAGAGTTATAGTTAGAAATGTTTCCACTTGGTTGTCTTTGATTTCCTTTTTGTTCTTCCATTTTATTTCCTATAAAAGTGGAGGAGTCCGAAGACTCCCCCGAGTTTGGTATTAGTCAATACCGTAGAAAGCACCTACAATTGCTTCGTCTCTTAGTACTTTCGCACCATAGACATGCAATCCTCTAACGATATCACCGAAAGAACTTGGGTCTCTTAAGACTTCAGTTGAGATGATAGTTTGAGCAGTAGCTGTAGATGAGATATGTCCAGCCAAACATTTACCAGCAGCATTAGATGTTGCAGCAATATTGTTTGATTTGTACATGTCAAATCCACGTAGTTTTCCACTTGATACTAAACCATTTCTAATTGAACCTTGACCTGCGTTGAAGTCTACAGATAGCAATTTAGAAGATGATTGTCCTAAAACTTCGTAGAAGTCAGGACTTGCAACAAACCAACGACCTTCTTCAGGTACGTTCTGTTCGTCTAATAGTCTTGCCATTCTAGCCATAAGGTCTAGTGGGTCTGTTTCGCCAGACTGACCTAAGTCAGCAGCACCAGAACCATCATATACTCCAGCACCTAAGTCTGTCGCACTGTCAGCACCTAACACGTGGTTGGGTGAAGAAGCAGACAAACCAGCAAACATGACAGCAAGAACAGCAGCATCATATGAATCTTTCAATGCATATGCAGCAGAGCTTGAAGCTACTTCTTTGAAGTTGACGTGTGACATTTTAGTCTCAATATCATCTACGATGAATTTGAAAGCTTTAGCACTGTCAACAACCAAAGTAAGTTCTTGGTCTGTTAGTTTAGTTGCAGTAGTATCGCTACCTCTTGTGTAATCTGACACAGAGATAACAGGTTCTTTGATAATCTTTACAGAGTCTCCAAAAGCAGAAATTTCACCAGTATAATCGGTGTTTGTAATAGCTTCTACAACCGAGGACTTTCTGAAAAAGTTTAAAACCTTTTTAGAATAAATCGAAGGTAAGAAGAAACTATTATTCTGTCCACTTACAGAGTTTGCAAAGTTAGCATCGGTATCAGTTGAGGGTTCAAAAAATTGAGCCATTTGATATTCTCCTAAGTTTGTAAATTAATAGTTATGATTTTGCAATCCTGCCTTGTTGCATGGCTTCACTTATCTCGGCTTCATACCGATCAAATTCATCCATAGACATTTTTGCAATCTCCTTCTCTGTCCAAACTTTCTGTTGCACTGGTTCAACTGTTGTTGTTTTAGTCGAGACCATATCAGCAGCAGACTTCTTGGACTTTTTAGAATTTGACTTCTTCGGTTCAACATCCATACCAATATCTTTCTTAAATAAATCTAAAGCTCTTGAAGCTAGATCAGCATCGTCAGCATTGTTGTATACCCAATCTTGGATAGACTTAGGCTGCTCTTTTGCCCAACCATGAAAATCATCACTATTGCGAATATCTTCAAAATCAGGATGCTTATCCATCAATCGCTTTTCAGCATCTTTACGAACTAATTCTTGTTCACGTTGCTGTAGTCTTTCAAGTTTCTCTTTTAAGTCTTTAGATTTCTCTTCAGCCTGTAAGTGAGAAACAGTTTCTACAACTTCGTATACATCAGGATACTCTTCTCTAAACTTTTCAAGTTCCTCTGGAGATTTAGGAGCTACATAGTTAGGTCTGTTTTCAGCAGCCTTTTCTAATAACTCTTGTTCTCTAGACTTAAATTCGTTTAGTTTAGAGTCATAATGCTTTTTCAAGTCATCGTAACGTTTCTTGTAGTCTGGTCGCTTATAAGGTTCGTCTTTTGGAGTCTCCTCTTCAGCTACCTGTTCTACAGGTTCACTAGTTGTTGCTTCTTTCTTCTTAGCTTTTGGCTTCTCAAAAAAGAGTCCGTCAGCAGTATCAAAGTTTTCTTCAACATTTGTGTGCCATGATTTTTTCATATTGTAAGGATTGGCATTTTCCTCTTGTACTTCAGTAGTCATATTCTTCTCCTACGGGGGCTTCGTTTAACAAGGTAGCTGCTTGTGCACTGCAGGGCTTGTCTTGTAAAGGTAGCCTTTCGGTTTATAAAATGATAGGGTGCTTATGACATAAGGTAGCCCTACCGTTAAGTTTGTTTAGCTTCTAACGTATTTTTTAGAAGGGTCTTGCATATCTCTTCGTAATGCAATACTTATTTCTTTTTCTCCTGTATCCATTATAGGACGAGAAGAACTGTCAGTTGTTTGTTTTTCTACAATAATTTTCTGCGTAGCAGGTTCATCAGTAGATTCTACAACTACATTTTCTTCTTCTTCAGGTTCACCGCCAACCGCTAAACCTTGTCTTTCATCTGCTCTAGCTTCAGCATCTTTCATCATTGACATTAATTTGTCACTTCCGATTTCTTCTACAGCTTTTGCAGTAAAGACAAATTCTCCATCAGATAACCTTGCGGGTATACTGTCAGAGACTCCTGAACCCGGTCCTTCAACAGGACCAGACCCAGCAAATTCTTGTGCAACGTCTATGACTTTATCAAATATCATTGATAGTCTATCGTTGCCTTGTAACGCATCCATTAGAAAATCTTCTTCTTCGCTATCTAATGCTTCGTCCAATATAAAATCTAAATATTCATCTTCCATTTCATCATCTGGAAGCATGTCTTCTTCTTGTTCTTCAGGCATTGAATCTTTTTTCATTTCTTTTTTTGGTGCAATCATAATAGCTACACCGCCTTCTTCATAGCCCATACGTTCAACAACTTCAGGTGCAACTTTTTTTAAAGCTTCTAAACCTTCATTTGGCATTTCTACTTCAGTGCCATCTTTGTATTTAATTCTTATTTTGTCGTCTTGTAATAAACTCATGTTTCCTCTTTTCTATTGATTGCTTCTTTAACCTGCTCCGGTAGCTGCTCTAAGCGTACCAGAGAATTGATCTTCCCCTGCAACCGGAACATTTCCGATTCCGATGTTGCCACCACCAGTGCCTGTAACTCCAAGGTCTTGAGGTTGTGCAGGTGTTCCTTGAAGGCTTCCCATACCAGTTGGTTGCCCGTTAGGGCTTTGAGCTTCAGGGCTAATTGTTTGTCCAGCATTTTGCATTCCTATAATTTGTGCCATAATTGCAGCTTCTTCAGGATCGTTGAGTATTTCATCAGGGTCTAAGTCTAAGCTGTAGGCAAGTTCACTTACAAGTTTAGAAATTTTAACAAATGGAGCTATAGCAGGATTTTGTGCAGTTTGTAAGAATGTAGTTAATCTTTGACTACGTACTTCTTTTTGCATCAAGCTATTAGTTCCAGTAGCTTTAACTTCTAAATCACCATTGACATCTAACCCACCTTCAAAGAACTGCATGTTCCATTGGAAGAAAGCTTCTCCAAGAGGTCTTAATAAAAAGTCGTCAAGGTTTTTAACGACTGTTTTAATATTTAAACTTGATGCACCTAACAACATAGACATACCCGAAGCAGTCCGTGTCATACTTTGTACACCTGTTTGTCCGTGTGAATAACTAGGAATACCTGTTTGTTCATCTGCAAGTTGTCTAAACTTGTCAAACATCATCATATTTTCAGGTGCTGTATTAGGAAACTTCAAACCATGTATAGCTTGTCCGGGCATACCAGCTTGTCTTCTAAATATCTTACCCGGATATATTTCCATAGATTGTCCACCAACTAACGCAGACTCATCTACATCAAACACCAAAGACCCAGCCATTGCTAGGTTATCTACAGCCATACGTGCATGACCATTCATAATTTGTTGGCTATCATCCATGTTTTCAGCTACACCAATACCAAAGAAGTTATAAGGATTTCTTTCGTATGGGAAAGCGTGGTAAGGTATTCTGTAAGGAGTAAATGGATTAATTACTGCTCTTAATACATTATCACCACATATCCACGCATTAATTTGAACTTCATCTAGATCATCAATATCATCTGCAAGTTCTATACCGACTTCACGTGCATACTCTGCATCCATGATTCCCCAGTATTCAAGAACTTCAAAGTTTGTTTGATAGTCTTCATCAGCTCTTGCATCATCTTTTAAATGTGACTCAAAGCTTTTCTCTTCGTAGTTAGCTCCCATCTGTAAACAATTACGGATAGCATCCTCATCAAAGTAAGGCATGTTACGAAGTTGTCTAAGTTGAGATTTGTTTAGTTTGTGTCTATGGATAACATACTCACACTCTTCAATGCTAGTAGCTCCGGGGTCAGGATAAAAATCCCAACAACTAACAAACTCAATTCTAGGTACTCTAACTTCTAATGGATTATAATTTCTTTCACCATCTTCACCAGTTTCCCACTTGTGAAGTTTTTTATTAAAATTAAATGGTCCTTTTACAATCCCTGTACCAAGTAAAGAAGATTCTAAAAGAGCATTTCTAATTTCTGATGAACCTTTAGATTCATCTATTTGATCATGAATAAGTTTTTCCATTCTCCTTGCAGCTTTTTGTGCTGGAGAAATTTCTAAAGCTTGAGGGTTAGGACTTAAACCTTCGACTAATTGATCTTCTACTTGATCTTCTAAAGGTGTTTCAAATACTCCTTTGTTAAGTGTAGCTCCGGGTTTTAAAACTTTACCGTCACCTTCGTAACCAACATCATATGGGTTATCTATTCTATTACCAATATCGTCTGGTAATTCACCTCCACCCATAGGACTTTCTAATCCGGGTGCACCTGTTTGAGTATCTAAATGTGCGTTAGCTAATTCGCCTTCAGGTATTTTAGTTTCAGCAATACCAATTGGAAACTTACCTGTACCAAAGATTACATCAACAAGTTGACCAAAAGCAGCAAGTACTTTTGTTTTAGTAATCTTTACAAAAATACGAGACTTTTCTGAGTCTCTAAACTTAACAGACTTGTTATAAAGTCCTCTGTAGTTTTCGTATGATTTAATCCAACGTAATTCATCTGAACGTCTAGCATCTTCAGATACAGTAAATCTTGATTTTATAATACCAACAAGATTATTTTTTTGTTCTATTTCAAGAGCAAGTTCTTTACCAGCTTCACCTTCTACTTCTTCATAAAGATTATCAGCGTTTAAAAATGTATTTTCTTTTTCCATATATTACTAATAACCAAATGTAGAATCAGTAGGTCTGTATATATCCGACTTAATTCTAAGCATTCGTTGATGAGGATGGTCCATTCTTGGTCTACTCATAATCATGTATCTTAACGCATCATATGCGTGATCTGCAGCATGAGTATCCACATCCTCCGGATTACTCTTTGATAATGGTAGTCCTTGCAATTCTTTAATCAGATTTGGACAAGTATTAAAGATTTGCACCTTTGGTCTTCCAGTATCTCTATTAGGTCTTAAATACTCATGTATTTGTACCTTACCAGCTTGTCGATTCTTATCAGCTCTACGAAGTTTATGACCTTTTTGAATCAATAACTCACCTATGGTAGGACCAGTATAACCAGTCCTTGACCAAGCTGCTGTATCTAACACACCAGTTATGGATTTAATTTCTGACTCTTCCATTTGAGTCAAAGTGTCTCCTAGTGCTTCACCTGTAAGACCTTTTTTGTATAGTTCTCTATATATAATGAGGGTCTTATCCTCGGGGTCTATTGCACCCCAGAGACAGCAACTTTCAGAAGCGTAACCATAGTCAATACCTTTTAACCTTTCCCACCATGACGGTAAGTCAAAGGGTGGTATTACATGTATGGACGTATCAAATTCTGCGAATGCTGCACCTTCTGAAATATCCCAGTTACCTTCCAACAACTGTTTACGTTGTATGGCTGGTAAGGATTGCAACATCCTTTCGTATTCACCGTCTTCAGCAAGAAAAGGATTGTCCTGTAATCTTGCTGGTATAAACTTTCTTGTTAGACCGTCAGTACCACGAAAAGTTTTGTTTTCTTCTGCTGGTTCTACGTATCTTTTCTTTACCCATTGTGCTCCTACTCCACCCGGGTTAGCTGTACATCTTAAATAAGTTTTTAACTCAGGGTTGGTGGTTCTTAGCCTTGATGCTAAATAGTTCCATCCAAACTCTGTAGGTAAGTGAGTTATCTCATCAAAACCTATCCAACTGTACGCTTGTCCTTGGTAACGATATACATCTGCATCTCGTTCCAAAAACCCAAACTCTATCTTTGCTCCACTTGGGAACTGCCATAACTTTTCTACTTCTTTAAACTTAGCACCTTTAAAAGCTCTAGGATAAAGTTCTCGAGACTTATCTATAAGTTCTCTTAGTTCTGGCATAGACCTTCTAAGTATCAAAGCTCTGTGCTCTGAAATATGGCAGTAACGCAATGGGTCTATTAACATTGCAAAACTTTTACCACCACCTGCTGCTCCACCGTAAAGAACATCTTTTTCGGATGCAGCTAAGAAATCTGTTTGAGGTCCTTCGTTAGGCATAAATGCCACATGAGAACCTGTAGTATCTAAATGTTTTTGTATCGGGTCAGGAAGTGTTTTACTTTCTTCCTTAGTGATAACATTAGATGTTAAAACTTTTTCTTCTTTGTCAAGTTCTTTCTTGACTCTTGCTAAACTTCTTGTTAGCTTCTGAACTTTCTTTGACTTTTTAGTTAATTTATTTTTAGCTCTTATTGCTAATTGTAAATCTGAAAGCTCGGAATTCTTTGGTCTACCGGGTTTTTTTTTCGGAGTACCATCTTTCTTTAGTATATAGCTCCCATCAGGGTTTGTCAAGTAATTTTTAGGATTTTTTTCCCAATCTTCCATATGTCTTATCCACGTACTTTTTTAAACCGGGTCTTGACATGCCTTTACCTGTTTCAGCTTCTAGCCAATCAACACCTATTCCTAGGCTAATTTCTTGGTGAAAAACAGACTCAGCCACTTCCTTAAGCACAGCCAAGTCTGATTCCACGGGTTTTAGATAACCATCAAAGTTTTCATCAAGCTCATAACCAAAAGGTATGGTTGAAGAAGTTCTTTTGATATAGTTATCAGGGACAAACATTTAGATTATCCACATAATTATTAAAGCTGATATAAATCCTATACCACACATAACACCCCAGACTTGCATGTCTGTTAGGTCATTAGTTTCAATCATACTATTTACTTTTTTTTCTAGTAGTTCTTTTAACATTTGTTTTCCTCTTGGTTGTTTGTTTTTTTGGAGCTAGAAAGTTTTTTATTGCTTCTAACCATTTCTTAATCATTGTCATTGTTATTCTCCTCGGTTTTCTTTTTACCGAATATTCGATCCCAGTTATCTCTATAGTCTTGTGTATAAAATCCTGGTCTAGGATTAGCACCTTTACTTCCGTGTGTATTTTTATAAATTGGTGATCTAAAAGTTACTGGCTTTTCGTCACTGCCTATTTGTTTACCCATACTCTTTTTCGTCCATACATTTTCGCCATTCATCTAAGATTATCTCTTCAGGATAAGGAGCATAATGAATGGCTTTACATTTTTCAAATTGTTTTCGCCACTCGTTAGGATCGTATCTATCGTTCCATTCTTTTTGTTTTACTTCAGGTGTATGCACACAACCTGTTAACAAACACAAGACTATTAACTTTTTTACCATTTAACTCTGTTAGCCCAATAAGCTGCCGACATTTTGCCTTTGGCAATGTTCTTTCTGTGTCTAGCTTTAAAAGACTTTCTTTTCATTTTTGTTTTACGAGACTCTCCTGCTTTAGGTTTACCTGCAGTCTTAGCACCTTGTTGTCCAAATCGTATTGTTTTGATTTTTGTACCTTCTTTTGCAACAACAATATGTGACTTAGTAGGATGATTGGGAGTACGCTTGGGTTTGTTGTAACCACTGACTCCTGCTCGTTTTAATCTGCTGTCAGCTTTACCACCTTTAGCCATTCTAAACTTAGCAGTTTTTTCTGCAATCTTTTTAGGTTGAGGTGAGTGTTGCTTACCGGCAGCTTTATCTGCTTTTTTCTTTGCTGATGTTCTTGAATATTCTTCTGAAGTTAAAGTTTCTCTAGCTTTCTTTGGTAAATATCTTTCACCTGTTTCGCTAGACTTTTTACCAGACTTAGTTCCCCAGTCTTGTTCACCCCATTTCTTTAGAGACTCTTGTGGTTTCTTTAACATTACTTGTATCCTCCACCAGCTTTCTTGTAAGCCTTGGCTAGGGCTTGGGCTTTACGGGCAGACCATTGACCGGCTGCAGTACCGTGTGAAGCTTGTGATTTTATGCGTTGAAATATTCTTTTACGTAGTCCGGGCTTAGTATAGTTACCTGCTTCGTTGACTCGTGACTTAGACTTTTTCTTTTTAGCCTTACCACCTTTTCTAAGTTGTAATCTTTCTAATAACATTAGTGTACTATCCTGTCGTCTTCTTTGGGTAAAGTGTTTAAATGTTTTTCTGCTTCATCATCAATGTATATACTATCTAGCTCACCCACAACTATTAAATGATTTTGAGCTGCTGCTAATTCAGCTTGTTCAAAAGATGAAGCAATAATGTTTGGACCAGCAAAGGTTGTCCCATAGGCTTCGATCTCAGTCAGAAATATCTTCATATTCTCCATCTTCAATATCTAGTGGGGCTTTATCCGGCATTAAAAAAATACCACCTGCATTCATGTTATGTGTTACATCGACTTTATCTACTTTAGTAACACCTACTCTATCTAAAAGAGTCTGTGCTGCTGTAAGCTTATTGTTTGCTTGGATAATAGGTTTCTTAGAATCCATAATCTCTACAAGCTTAAAAGCTGCTTTAGGTGCTGAGTTTGCTAAAATCTCTTGAGTTATTTCTAGTATCTCAGACTTTAAAGTCTTTACAACATGATGGTGGTGGCTTTTGTACCCTGCAAGTTCTGCAGCCTTTTTAGCATCACCTTGACAATCAATTAGATGCTCAAGAAAAGACTCTTGTTTGGGTGTTAGCTCACGTTTTGTTTGGGCACTGTCAATGCTTGGTAATATAGCCATGTTCTTTATTATAGCTGCACCTGAGAAATTTGTCAAGCTTTTAAAGTTTTTTTCTTTAAGACTTGACAAAAGTGAATTGAGGATGTATAATAACTTTAGTGCCCCCCGGGTTAAAGCATACCTCAGAGCTCCCTGCTCACATGCTAAAACAACCTCAATCACCCTTCAACTTATCCTCAAAATAATACCTGTGTACTATAAAGATTTTAAAGTCTTTATGTCTCGGGTTGTAAACTAGATATAGAGTTATCTGGTTAATGGGGTATTTGCTGTAAAATGTATAATCATGCTATAGATATATAGGTATAGGGCTATGGTCTCCTGCCTACCCTTAGAGTTAAGCCCTACCAAAACTAACAGCATAGGTGCATTGCAATGTAATCCTAAAACTACAAAGGCTTAAAAGATTATCATTAGTTTCCTAAGTTTAAGTAAAGCAATAGCAACCTTGAAGTCTTTGGAGAGTCTTTACTAGAATCAAATCTTTGGCTTGAACTTAGGAAACTTATTAGATTTATAAGTCCACATAATCATCAATGGCTTCATTGTTGCCTTTCCAATCCACCTTATCCCTCAGGTTTTCCTAAACTTCCAAGTCAATGCAATGCACTGCGAAAAGTTACAAAGCACTCCCAAGTCACACTCTGTCAAAGGTTAATATCAACGTCTTCCCCACAACATACTCCCTTTAGTTTAAGAGCATGGAGTGCTAAAGTGTCTAGAATGTTTAGCCCTCTATCAGCTTAAAGTCCTCGTATTACGGTTAGCGTATCCCTACAACATAAAAATCTCATAGCTGTTGCAAATCTCTTAAATAAACAGGTCGATCCATAAAAACTAACACAAACTCTAATAGTTTCAGCTATCTGTAAAGTCTTTAAAATCTACAAGATACTCCTTTTTAACTGGTTTACGAATACATAAAGATTTCAAAGTATCAAGGAGTATTAAAAATTTATCCGAAGCCAAGTAAATTTTGAATACTTAAGAGACCTTGACACTTCAAAATCTTTATGACTTAATGGTATTTTAAGGAGTATCTTATGATTTTAATAGACTTTACAAACAACGAAACTATTGAGTTTCCATCAGTTCTTATGGCTCAAATGTTCATTAGAGATTTGACATCTATGGACATTTATGTCGCAGGAATCCACTGCAGTAATGCAGAGGACTTTAAACCGCTAGAAGACTACATTCTAGCACTTTACCAATCCATAAACTAAAAGGAGTACATTATGGAAAATACGTTTGATATTAACAGCTTTGACAAAGAGCAACTTAGCAGTCCAGCAACTTTTAAGCAGTGCAGAGCATTGTCTTACAAGTTTGCAAAAACTGGAGATAAAATGAACTGGAAAGTCCACAAGCAAGTCCAAGGTTGCTTATATGGACTAGCCAAAGATAATAAGTTTTCTTTTAAACAAGCCAATGATTTGTTTTCAAAGAAGACTCTTCCAAAGAAATATAAAGATGCTATTGCTTTATATTTAAAAGAAAACTCTTAATCTTTTAAGCCTTTGTAATTTAAAACATTGCAAAGGCTTTTTTTAACTGTTAGTTTTGGTAAACTTCTGATCGCTTAAGATTCCTGGTGCATATGTCTTCTTAGCTCTAAGAATCACTAATTCATACCTGAAGCACCAGTGTTTTAAAAAGCGATCAGAAGTTTTTAACAGGCTTAACTCTAAGATTTTATAATTACCTCGAAGACTCGGTAGCTTTTTATCTTTGCATACGACCATAGCAAAGAATTAAGTTTAAATAATTTTAAATTTAATTAGCTTTCGAGTTTAAAGTTTAAAATTGGGCAGGAAGTTGAGGGATTTTTTATATAGGGGCAGGAAGTTGAGGGAAATGTTGCACAAATGTTTCTAAATTGTCACATAAAATTCACAAAATGTTTCTAAATTGTCACATAAATGACACAAAAGACACAAAAAAAATACAATAATTTTTAAATATTTTAAAATTGTATTTAATTTTATAATTATTTTTAATATTAATTTTTAAGTTTTATATGCTTGACATCTGCTGATCTTGTCGCTATAATACACCCCGACACAGCAACCATGCTTTATTTTAGGAGATAGATATGGAAAAACCAAAACTTAAAAAGTTTAACAGTAATGAAAAAGCTTTACGCTATATCAGAGAGTTAGGCTTTAGTTTAAAAGATCGTCATTGTTTTAAAGAAGACAGATCGTATTTATACACCAAGAAGTTTTCAAAACAACAGGTGTATCTAAGATCAACGTTCGATTATCTAAACGATAACACTATAGAAATGGGGACTGTATGGACAGTACAACAATTTTAAGCTTTATACGCTTGACATCTGCCGAAGATGTCGGTATAATTATCGGGCTTGGCAGGGTTCAAGCATTTAAAAATTCATAAACTTAAAGGAGATATTATGAAAGAAGGGCATTTAATAAATAAAATCAACAGGTTAATTCCTATTGCAAACGCAACACCTATGTCAGAATTCTATGATGATGACAGCACAGGTATTTGGATTAGAGGTAGTGAGTATTCATACAAAGGAACGCTATCTTATGAAAGATTATTATATGAGCACTACCTAGCATATGAAGAAGGTTGTTCAGAAGATGATTGTGTACACCCAGACCTATTAAAAATAATAGAAGATGCAGGGTGGTTTTATGAACCTTATGATGCAGGTACACTCATGTTGTACCCTAATTATTAATTTTACAGGAGAAACTTATGGAAGAACGAGATCACTTTGATATGATAGAGTTTATAGAGTCTATCATTGAGCCACAAGAAGCTGTTAAAGAAGCTGACGATAGTATCGAAGACGACATCGAGCCTATTAGTTTTTAAGTTTTATATGCTTGACAGCGTGGCAAGATCGGGGTATAATTATCCCCACAGAACGAACGGACATTATGTAAAAGAGTCCTTAAAATTATAAGGAATTAAATAATATGACATAATGTCAAGGGAACATAGAGAAACACCAGCGTAAGATTATACAAAATAACCTGCATGTACTCTCCCGACTTAGACATTCGCTATAGATTTGTCTTTGAAAATCCTCTTTGTTAGTTTCGAGCAGTAGTAAACTAACACCTTTATTAACCTTAATAAACTATGGAGATAGTAAATATGTCAAAATTGATATACAGCAGAAATGGTAGTGCAACTACCGAAAGCATTGATAATGCTTCACCTACAGTCCGAGCAATATGGAATAAAGCACATAGATTTGGTGCTAATATTGTAAGGGTTAGAGCAGAGAAGAATAGATTTGGTGCTGACACAGGTCGTACTTTTAATTCTTTTCATCATGGAAAAGTGTCAGTCTACAAGCAAAAAGACCAAGTACATCAAGATGATGCCTTATACTTTGCTAGAAAGATACCTCTTACCAAAGCAAACAAGGGTATGCAAATTCTTGAGATACATACTAACATAGATGTTCAAGATACTCTTGATACTATTGGAGGTATTAAATATTATTCAGAGACTTCTTTCTTTGAAAGACTTTGGAATCGTATTAGATATGGTACTCCCATGTCAATCACTTCCTAGTTTGTGTAAGGAAAAACTAGGTGGTTTGGTAGTCTTCCAAATATACAAAGACTACCGAAGTAGCGTAACATACTAATAGCTACTCAAAAATATATAAAGGTAGGTGGTTTGCTAGTAGTCCATGCCAAAAAAACTAGCACTATTTTAACGCTATTATTTATGGAGATATATTATGGCACAGATGAGAGTAAAAGACCAAGACCTAGTTGTAGAACAGGTTGTAAGTAAAATTGAAGCTACTGAACTTGAAAAGCTCAATGCTAGAAAAGATGTTCAAACAGTTCTAGCTGATGCTGAAGCAAGGATTGAAGTAATTTCAAGACTTGTGGAACAATACAATGAACTTGAAGAAACTATCAAAGCTGAAAAGAAAGAACTAGAAACTATAGTTAAAGCTTTTCAAAAAGCTAATGATTTTTCAGCAAAATACGGAAGCACTACTCAAGGCATTAAGTTGACTGATGGATATAGTTGTAATACAATTCCATCATGTGAAACTGTATGGGACATGGGTTGGCGAACAAAGGGTGAAGTATCTACTAAACTCAGACTTCAAACTATGGGTGGAGACTTTGATGTTTACAAACTCATTGAGGAGTTGACAGCAGAGTTTAGTTCGTAGTATAATAATTTTGTAGTTAGGAGTGAGCCTTTGTAAAAACCTTTCTGTATCAATTCGGTTGGCTTGAAGAGGTTAAGGCTAAAAGTAAATAAGAACTAAACCACCATGCACTAACTACAAACAGTTGCTAGACCTGTAAAACTAGCACTTAATTTTATAGGAGATAGATATGGAATTTACATTACAGGGTGAAGATCAAATGTTAGGTGCAAGGCTTTTAACTATGAGAGCAGGATTGCAGTTAGAACTTAAAGGATTACGAATGACACGAGGTCGTAGCTGTTATGCTTTAATTAAAGAAGAGACAGGCTTGAAAGGTAGTAAGCAAAAGGTTTACGATCAGTTTGAAGTTATGTTAAAAGAAGCAGGGATACTGCAGGAGTAGAAATATAATGCAAACTATATATCAAATTGTTGAGGAAGTATGTGCAAGAGACTTTCCAATCCTTACAAGACTATCTGAAACACAACAGAAAAAATTTATAGATATCATCTATGAAGATGTATTAGCAGGAGATAATCCTACTGAGATTGCAGAGCATAAACTTTATGATTACATTGAAGAGTTTATTGCAAAAGCTATTAGTGTTTCTATTGATGATGTCGTTGATTTTTATGAGGATAATACTAATGCCTAAATATAAATATGTTGTATGGGTTGGTGGTTGTGATAATTACTATACTGAATACGAGAGAGCCAAAGAACATTATGATGAATGGATTGAGCAAGGATATGATGATGTTCATTTATTAAAACTAGAGGAGAAAGCTAATGCCTAAATATAATTTGCTATCAAGTGGTAGCACCAAGATTGAAAAGAGCAACAAGCTATCTGACGAATGGTTTAGTCGGATAATTTATTTAGCACCTGATGATTTAGCAGATGGCAAGAGAACTTTATGTCCATATGCAAAAGTTGCCAAGTGTAGTGAAGCCTGTTTGAACACAGCAGGTATGGGTAAATTCTCTAATGTTCAGCAGTCAAGAATTAGAAAATCTCTACTGTTCTTAAACGACCAACAGGAGTTCATGAGACAGCTTGTAGAGGACGCAAATAAATTCTTGAAGGAGTGTGATAGGTTGGGTAAAAAACCTGCCCTACGGCTTAATGGTACAAGTGATATTCAGTGGGAAAATATTGAGGTTGATGGGTACAAAAATATATTTGAAATGTACCCACAGATACAGTTTTATGACTATACAAAAATCCCTACAAGGAAGGTAGAGCACATACCTAATTATCATTTGACTTGGAGTTATTCCGAAGCTAATGATAAGTATGCTACTCTGTTCGACAAAGTATCGAACAATATAGCAGTAGTCTTTCGTGATGCTCTACCTAAGATGTTCAAGGGTTTGAAAGTAATTGATGGAGACGAACACGACATGAGATTCTTAGATGAAACTCAAGTGGTGGTTGGACTTATCGAAAAGGGTGAAGCCAAGAAGGATACTTCAGGCTTTGTAATTGATTTAATAAATGCGAGGGCAATATAAATGAACTTAACAAATGAAATAAGACTACACGATAGTCTAAAAAACTTAACAGATACTATGGTTGAAGAAGTTTCTGATACTGTATGTGAAAATGTAGATGATAAGCTGTGTGATTTTGAAGCTAAAGTAGATGATTTAGAAAGCATAGTTGACAATCAATCATCTGAAATTGCTGAGTTAGAAAACACTCTCTCTTATCTTGAGGGTACAGTAGAAGATTTAACAAGCAGACTAGATGAACTAGAAGCTAAACTAGAGGAACTAAACAATGAATGAATACTATAACAAAGAAGACTCTGATAAAAGAGTAGAAGACTTTAAAAAAGCTGTTAACATTATGGAAAAAGCAATATCAAAAGCATTCTTTAATGGCTATGGTTTAATGTTTAAGTACCACAAGATTGAAACAGGTGAGCATCAACAACGAATGCTATTGACTGTATCAGATATTAAATACAACTCTGATGATGAGATATTAGTAGGTGGTTGTATCAATACTGATGGGGATTACAGACAATTCTTCATGGAAAACATGATGTCTGTTAAACCTTTTAAGTATGTGTCTATTGACTAAAGGAAATTTTTATGATACAATACAACAAGATTAAGGTGTCAGCTAAAGTAAAAGCTAAACATACAATATCAGATTATCTGATGAAGGTGTTTGATGGGTTGAAACATAATCCATTAGACTTTATAGAGGATTGGGAAACCATGACAACAAAAGAACAAGAAGCAGTAATAGATCAAGTCAGCTTGTTTGAGGACAGGATACACAAACTGCTTGGAGTTAAATTTAAGGAGATAATAAGTGCGAGTAATTTTAATAAATCCATTTGACGAGACAGTCAAAGAAGCAGTATATGGTGGGGACTATAGAGAAATCTATGACCTCATTGAGTGTAGAACCTTTACAGTTCAGATGATTGATGAAAACAATGATTTGTTTTTAGATGATGAAGGACTGTTGGTTGAGGGTGAGCAAAGATATTTTGAATACAAAGGTCTTGGAACTTTTGCAGGTAAAGGATTGATCATGGCTCATGATGATGCAGGAGATTCAATAGCTACAACTCTTGACCTCATGGAAGTATCATCAATAATAGAGTTCAAGCCCGAAGGCTACAGTCAAGAACCATACATGGAGTTCAAAGCTTGGCAATAAACAGTAAACAATTAAAGAAACTTCGTAAGCTAGTCAAACCTTTACAGGTTGAGTGGCTTCAATCTATATTGCCCGAAGATCAAGGCAAGGCAATTACTGTGGATAATGTTGAGGAACTAATGCCTGATCAAACTCATGCCTTCGGTAATCGTCAAATGCATTTATCTTTTATGTCTGACAAGTGGATTATGAAAATATTAAAAGCTAATCCACATATTACAACATACAAAGAACTTGAAAAAGTAAATGAACAACAACAACATAAATATTTAGATAGGAGATTTTAATGGAAGAATATTTAGTAGATGTTTTGTTTGCTGGTAAGAAAGAACAGCTTAAAACTTTTAGTGCTTCACCTTTAGAAGCATTAGATAGTATGATAAACTTTGAAGATGTTGAAGCTGTATATAAAATTACTAGACAAACAGATAAAAAAAACTGGTCTTTTGACAATAAACACCTCACAAGATTGAGGGAGTTGAGGGGCTTAATAAATAACGAAGGTGCTATCCTTCAAGAGTTGAGGAGGTCTCATTAATTAATGGAAATTATATTAGTAGTGGTGGTTGGTGTATCTTTAATTGCTATGACAGGATTGTATATGTATCTTGTTGACAAAGATAAGATAGAACCTTATATACCACCAAGAGTACAGCGTGGAAACTTTTGGGATGCAGAGACCAAGAAGTTTTACAAATGGGATGAGTTGATGAAACTTAAAAAGTTGAGGGAAAAAAATGACACAGTACAGTGAACAAGTAGAAAAACAAAAAGAGTTTCTTGAAATGGAAAAAAAAGCCAAATCTATTACAGCTATTGACACGAGGTTCAAGGATGGGTTATGGTATAAACAAACTGTTGACTATGCAGATGGTCGAAGGGTGACAGAGTACAGAGACAAACGTAAATCAAAAGTAGTGGAGAATAGATATGGGTTGGACTAAACACTTAATTTATGTAGTTATTATAATACTATTACAGTTAATAAACTTTCATGCAGTTGGTTATACCAAACACAAGTCAGACTGGTGTGATGGGTTTTACAAACAATATGTTGAGGAGTTATAATGGCGAAGACGTGGAATAAATCTGCTCATGTATCTGCTACACAAGGCAGAGGTAAGAAGACAAGTCAAGGTAGAGGTAATGTTGGCACATCTACCATGAATAAGAATAAGAAAGCCAACTTAAAAAAATATCGAGGGCAAGGTAAATGATTGAGATAGATAAAGAATGGCAAGATGCATTACAACAAGCAGCCGAAGAGGGTTGGGAAGAAGAAGCATTGGCAAGTAGAGCACAACAAATATATAATGGAGAAGTCTAATGAAAGAGAAGATGATAACAATTAAAGTTCCAGAGTCTAGACTTAAATGGATTAAGGAAGAATACAAACTAGCCAAGTGGGGAGTCAATGGTTTATTTGAGTATGGTGGTATGGATATCAAAGAAGCACATGCACTAGCAGATATTCTTTGTCATGTTAATGAAGTGTTTCAGATTGAGGATGAGTAAATGACAGTACAAGATTTAATAGATAATCTAAACACTATCACTGACAAAACTTTAAATGTTCGTGTGTTAGAAAACAATCCTAATAACTCTGATTATAATTTAGAAAATTATTGGGTAGATAAAATTGATGTAGCTAACACAGGACAAAGTGGATACGAACTACAAGGTGAAGTTGTTTTAGTTGGAGAAGCTTAATGAACATATTTTATTTTGATGAGTGTCCTATTATATCAGCAGAAGCACAGCCAGATAAAATGCTAGTCAAGATGCCACTAGAAACAGCACAGATGTTATGCACAGCACACCGAGAACTAGATGGTGATGAGTACGCAGATGCTAATGGACTTTACAAACGTGCCTACTGGAATCACCCATGTACTATATGGGCTAGAGAATCTAGCTCTAACTACTCATGGTTGTATCGACACTTCCTAGCACTAGGTTTGGAGTATGAGTATAGGTATGGTAGGAAACATGCAAGTGTTGTCAAGCTAGAAGAACCATTGAGTAAGATGCCTGACAACATTACACATACAAGTCTTACACCACTAGCACAGGCTATGCCTGAGGAGTATAAGAATGAGGATGCTATTGTTGCTTATCGTGATTACTGCATTAACGAAAAACACTATGCCAAATGGGAACGAGGTAGAACTAAGCCTATATGGTGGACAACACAGGAGGTTGCATGAATTATATATACGAAAGAATGATGGCTGAAGGAGAGACAGCTATCTTTGATAAGGATGATCTACGTAAGTTTGAAAGTTATGTAGCTGATCATTACACAGAATTCTATGAGGGTAAAGCTTCTTATGAAGTAAAGAAAGATGGTGATAAGTTTTTAGTTACTTTATTTGAAAACCCTGTGATAAGTATGGAAGAAATATTGCTTGACATTCAAGACTAATTCTGTTATACTTTGTATCACAATGAGCAACCAAACATATCAAGCCCTCTATCTCCAATTGAACAGATGGTTTGGTGCAGTTAATGCTGTGGCTTCTAGGGTAGCTACTCACAACCCTTCCAACTTCACAACAACGCTATAAAGGAGGAAACGCATATGGCAATATTAGAAGGAACAGCGTATTGGGCTAGTATAACGACACCTAATACGACATTTGAACCCGTGTACACAGTCAACCTAGTAGTTGATGATGAGACTGCAAATGACTTTGCATCTCGTGGACACAAAGTAAAGCAGATGGATGAAGGTCCAGCTTTAATTATCAAACGAAAAGTAAATGGTCCTAACGGAATGGTTAGACCTGCACCTCGTTTGATGAACACTGATAAGCAGGAAGTCACAACTGCTGTTGGTAATGGATCAAAAATTAAAGTCCAGTACAACGAATATAGTGGCGAAGGTAAGTTTGGTCCTTATCAAGGATTAGATTTACAGGCAGTAATGATTACCGATCTTGTGCCTTACAAGAATGGTGATGGTGATGAGTTCTTATCCGATGGAGAGGAATTCTAATGATTATTACTATCAACAATGATGATGGTACTACCAACTTTGATGTCAATAATATTAGTGACGATGCTGTAAAGCAAGAAGCAACTGTTATTGTGCAGAAGGTTGGTAACCTACAGGTTGTCATTGAAGCCTTAGACTTTGCTAGTCGTACTCACAGAGCTAACTTAGAAGAGTTACTCAAGGGTAGAGACGAAGCTATAGTCGAACCAGCCGAAGAGACTGATAAAGAATCTTCAAAATAAATAACTCGGCTAGGTGTAAAAGCCTAGCCACATTTCTAAAGGAGATAGAATGCAAGAACAAAGTAAATTCGTACGACACAAATTACCCTGCCCATCATGTGGTGGCTCTGACCCTGTGTCTATGAACGAGGACAAGTCTGCTCATTGCTTTAGCTGTGAGACACACTTCCCTAATTATATTGATGCTTGTGATGGTAAAATTATGGACACAAATCCTAAACCTAAAGTAAGTAATACTTTTCTTAACACATATACTGGTAGCTTTGGTGCTCTTACAGACAGATGTATTTCTGAAGACACAGCTAAGAAGTATGGAGTAAGAAGAGTAGTAAGTACAGATAATAAAGTATCTCAACATATATATCCATTCTTCAATGGTAACGAAGTGGTTGGGACTAAGACACGTTTTGTAGACAACAAGAACTTTGCATTTGCAGGTACATATGAAGGCACTGGTTTATTTGGGGAACAGTTGTTCCGAAATACTGGTGGTAAATACTTGACAATTGTCGAAGGTGAGTGTGATGCTATGGCTGCTTATGAATTGATGCAGTCAAAGTGGGCATGTGTCTCGTTAAAGCGTGGTGCATCAGGTGCTGTTAAAGATATACGAGAAAGCATTGAGTTTGTTGAATCATTTGAGAACGTAGTATTATGTTTTGATAATGACAAGGCAGGTAAAGAAGCAGCTAGAAAAGTTGCTCGTATATTAAAACCCGGCAAGGCTAAGATAGTTACACTACCTACAGGATGTAAAGATGCTAACGATATGCTTAGACAAAAGAAGTTTCAAGACTTCATGTCTGCATGGTGGGAAGCTAGAACTTACACACCATCAGGTATTATGGACTTGTCTGCTAAAAAGTCTGAGTGGTTACACCGAGAGACTAAGGAGAGCATTGCTTATCCTTGGGAAGGTCTTAACAAGAAACTATTTGGTATGCGTAAAGGTGAGCTAGTAACTCTTACAGGTGGTACAGGACTAGGTAAGTCTAGTGTGACTCGTGAGCTAGAACACTGGCTGATCAAGAACACCGAAGACAACGTGGGTATCGTAGCTCTTGAAGAAAACTGGTTACGAACTGCTGATGGTATTATATCTATTGAAGCTAATGATCGAGTGTATCTTAACGAGAGACGAGAACAGTATAGTGAAGAACAACTAACTAATCTATTTGATAAAGTCATACCCAAAGGTCGTGTATTTATTCATGCCCATCTTGGAGTCACAGATATTGATGAAGTATTTTCTAAGCTACGTTATATTATTGTGGGCTGTGAATGTAAGTGGGTGGTTGTAGATCATCTACATATGCTAGTCAATGTCATGGGTGAAGGTGATGAACGTAGAGGTATTGATTCACTGATGAATAGATTACGTAGTCTTGTTGAAGAAACAGGAGTAGGTATGATACTTGTATCTCATTTACGTAGAGCATCAGGTGATAAAGGACATGAGCAAGGGATTGAAGTATCTCTTTCACACCTCAAAGGTTCAGCAGGTATAGCACAACTATCTGATTGTGTGATTGCATTAGAACGTAATCAACAAGCAGAGAATCAAGACGAAGCTAACACTACGAAGGTACGTGTACTTAAATCAAGATACACAGGTGATACTGGATTAGCCTGTAGCTTACGATACAACAACGAAACCGGCAGACTGTTTGAATTAACAGAGGAGGAAACATTTGACAACACAGAATTCTAAAATTATATTTGACATAGAATGCGATGGTCTAAAACCAACTAAACTACATTGTATTGTAGCAAAAGAATTAGGTGGTCAGGTACATGAGTTTCCACCCAACAGACTTGCAGAAGGTTTAGCCTTTCTTAGTACTGCCGATACATTAATCGGACACAACATCTTACGCTTTGATTTAGATGTTATTAAAAAATTAACTGGTGTAGATTTATATACTAAAAATATTGAAGATACTCTTGTTATGTCTAGGTTGTTTAAACCTATTAGAGAAAATGGACATAGTTTAAAAACATGGGGATATCGTGTAAACTTTACAAAACAAGAACAACCTCTTAACTTTGATGAGTACACACCACAAATGCTAGAGTATTGTGTGAATGATGTAAAACTTAATGAGTTAGTTTACTATAGATTACTTCAAGAAAAAACTGGATTTAGTCAACAATCAATTGATCTTGAACATAGGGTTGCTCAAATAATATCTGATCAAGAAAATAATGGCTTTAAGTTTGATGAAAGAAAAGCTACGATATTACTTGCTGATCTTCAAGCTAAGATGTATGAAGTAACCAGTGAAGTACAAACCACATTTAAACCTAAAATGACTGATGTAAAATTAGTTACACCTAAAATTAAAAAAGATGGTGGATTATCTAAATCAGGTTTGACTGCTGAAGAATATGAAAGATTAATTAAAAGTGGTGATCGTAAACCATTTATGAGACAAGAACTAAAACCTTTTAATCTTGGTAGTCGTAAACAGATCGGTGAATATTTAGTAGAATTTGGTTGGAAACCAAAAAGATTTACTGCAACTGGTCAAGCTATTGTAGACGAAGGTACGCTTAAAAAGATTACTCACATACACGAAGCTAAACTGATTGCAGACTTCTTGTTGTATCAAAAGCGTATAGCTCAAATACAATCATGGTTAGATGCACTCGAAGATGATGGTAGAGTACATGGTTCAGTCATTCCTAACGGAACTATTACTGGTCGTATGTCTCACAACCATCCAAACATGGCTCAGATACCAGCAGTATACAGTCCTTTTGGTAAAGATTGTAGAGCTTGTTGGACCGTAGATGAAGGTAATGTTTTACTTGGAGTGGATGCTTCAGGACTAGAACTTAGAATGTTAGCACACTATATGAACGATAAGGAGTACATACATGAAGTGGTCAACGGAGACATACACACAACTAATCAAAAACTTGCAGGACTTGAATCAAGAGATACAGCAAAGACTTTCATCTATGCCCTCGTATACGGAGCAGGAGATGAAAAGATTGGGAGTGTGGTTGGAGGATCAAGAAAGCAGGGTAAAGAACTTAAAGAACGCTTTCTTAGTAATCTCCCCACATTTAAAACTCTTAAGGAAAAAGTACAAGGAGCTGCAAGGAGAGGATATTTAATGGGAATAGATGGTCGTAAGATTTATATACGACATGAACACGCTGCATTAAATAGTTTACTACAAGGTGGTGGTGCTATTGTAATGAAGAAAGCATTAGCTATACTTGCAAATAGATTAGAGTTAAGCAGTACAGCATTTAAGTTTGTTGCTAATATTCATGATGAATGGCAAATAGAAGTTGCTGAATGTAGAGCTAATAAAGTCGGACAACTTGCAGTACAAAGTATTATTGATGCAGGAGAACATTTTAATATGAGATGTCCTCTTGATGGTGAATATAAAATAGGAGGAGATTGGAGTGAAACACACTAAAGAACATTCAACAAATAGAAAGGGAGACCTTGCAGAATATTATGCTGTAACTTGGTTATGGGATAATGGATACGAAGTATTTAAAAATTGTGGGTGTGATGGATTTATTGACTTGGTTGTCAGAGACCCTAAAGGAAAAATTACACTTGTAGATGTTAAGAGTGCTCGTAAAGATAATCGAAAAGAAAATTGCTGGACATCTAGAACTACAAGAACAAAAGAACAAATAAAAGCAGACGTAAAATATCTTTTGTTTATGCCTGAAACAAGAAAATTAAGGTGGGTAAATCATGACAAATAAAAAAGAACTTGACAACTTGGTGACGGACAACTATAATAAGTTTAAGTCTGAATCAGGACACTGGTATACCCAAGAAGGTGAGCCTATGTACACTATCATAGGTGCTAATGGTAAAGAAAGAAACACTACACTTCGAGATGCAAAGTCTTTAGGCTTAGTTCCGTCTGTTACAACCATCATGGGTATTGTAGCTAAACCATCTTTAGAAACTTGGAAACAAAAACAATTACTGAATTCTTTTCTAAAATTAAAAAGAGGAGAAGACGAAACTGTTGAGTCTTTTTATTACAGATGTCAAACAGATTCTAAACAAGTAGGTATTCAAGCTGCCCAGCAAGGGACAAAAATACATGGTATGATTGAGAAAGGATTTTTAGGTAAGTCTAAAAGCAAACCTTACAAAGCAATCAAGAAATACTTGGATGAAACTTTTCCTAATGAAGAGTGGATAGCAGAAGATTCTTTCTGTGCTGATGAGGGTTATGGTGGTAAGATAGACTTGTATTCTAAGTCAGGAATATTCATAGATTTTAAAACAAAAGATAACTTAAAAGGAAAAGAACCATCTAGATTAGTTTTTGATGAACATGGAATGCAGTTGTCAGCTTATGCTCAAGGTTGTGGCTTCGATGATGTTGAACGAGTATCTATTTTTGTAGACAGAAAAGATACCGGTCTTATTGTTCCGTTTATTTGGGACAAAGAATCACACACTAAACACTTAGGAATGTTTAATGCTATGCTAACTTATTGGAAGTTAGTCAAGAACTATGACTCATCTAGGCTTGTATTATAATGGTAGGATTTAGAAAACCTCGTAAACCAAGACCTAAAAAAACAGGTGTTCCTAAAGGCTACGATAGTTTATGGGAAGTTAAACTACACGAGACAGTTCTAAAAGATTGGAAACATCATTGGGAACTGTTTGACTACATTGTTAAACATAAATATGAGCCGGACTTTGTTAAAGTAATTAATGGTCAAACTATATTATTAGAAGCAAAAGGAAGGTTTTGGGATTATGCTGAGTACAGTAAATATATTTGGATAAGAGAAGCTTTATCAGAACAAGTAGGAGAGTTTGAATTAGTATTTTTATTTCAAAAACCTTTTGCACCTATGCCCGGAGCAAAGGTAAGAAAAGATGGAACAAAAAGAACCCATGCTGAGTGGGCTGAAACAAATAATTTTAGATGGTATCGTGAAGAAACTTTACCGAAGGAGTGGAGAACAGATGGATTATAAATTTAATGAACGTAGACATATAATTGAACTAAAAGAATACATTGATGGTACATATGGTGAGCATTATGCTTCTGATAAGTATCAGGCTACTGATGTAATCATTGACTCAGGTCATGGTGAAGGTTTTTGTATGGGTAATATTTTAAAATATGCAAAAAGGTATGGTAATAAAGAAGGAAAGAACAGAAAAGACTTGCTAAAAATATTACATTATGCTATAATAATGCTTGACATTCATGATAAGGAGTCACAGAATGGTTGATGATAAAGTAGGTATCAAGGAATATCTTGGTATAAAAATTAATTACAGTAATGAAAAACTATTAGATAAGTTTAGCCTTGACACACTCAAGGATAGATACTTATGGGAGAATGAAACACATGCACAAGAAGCCTTCGCAAGAGCATCAGTCTTCGCAGCTACATATAAAGGTCACACAGACTTTGAATTGGCTCAAAGGCTTTATCACTACAGTTCCAATTTGTGGTTCATGTTTAGCACTCCTATACTTAGTAACGGGGGAACAAGTCGTGGGCTTCCTATTAGCTGTTTCCTTAATTATGTACCTGATAGCAGGAATGGTTTATCAGATCACTATGATGAAAATATATGGTTGGCATCTTCGGGTGGAGGTATTGGTGGATATTGGGGTGACGTTAGGAGTAACGGTATATCTACTACTCACGGGAGTCGTTCTACTGGTTCAATTCCTTTCATTCATGTCGTAGACTCACAGATGTTAGCATTCAATCAAGGCACTACAAGACGTGGTTCTTATGCTGCATATATGGACATATCTCATCCGGAGATTGAAGAGTTTATTAACATGCGTAAAGAATCAGGTGGAGATATTAATCGTAAGAATCTTAATCTTCACAACGGTATTAACATTACCAATGAGTTCTTGAAAGCTGTTGAAGAAGATGCAGACTTTAGATTGATTGACCCTAAGACTAACGAGCCTACTAAAATTGTAAATGCTCGAGACTTATGGTGGCAGATTATCAATGCAAGAGCAGAGACAGGTGAGCCTTACATGATCAACATAGATACATGTAATGAAGCTTTACCTAAAGAACAAAAAGATTTAGGATTAGAAATTAAACAGAGCAACCTATGTTCTGAAATTACTTTACCTACTAACGAAGAACGAACAGCAGTGTGTTGTTTGTCTTCTGTAAACTTAGAATACTTTGATGATTGGAGTGAGAACCCTTTGTTCATTGAAGACTTAATAACTATGTTGGACAATGTACTTCAACATTATATAGATCATGCAGTAGACACAGACAGTCTAGGAGAATACAATGCAAATTTTAAAAGGTTTCAAAAACACATTAAGCCGGGTAAAGAAGGGTTTCTTAAATCTGCCTACTCAGCATATAGAGAAAGGTCGTTGGGTCTTGGTGCGATGGGTTTCCACTCTTACCTCCAGTCTAGAAGTATTCCATTTGAAGGCATCTTTGCTACGGGGTTTAATTACAAAGCATTTAAACACATTAAGAGACATTCGCTTAGAGCAACTGAAAGACTTGCTGACGAACGTGGTGAGTCACCTGATATCAGTGGTAGTGGTAAGCGTAATGCTCATCTACTCGCTGTTGCTCCTAACGCTTCTTCTAGCATCATATGTGGTGGGACATCTCCTTCGATTGAGCCATACAGGGCTAACGTTTATACGCACAAGACTCTCTCAGGTTCGTTCCAAGTTAAGAACAAATACTTAGAAGAGGTTTTAAATAACAAAGGATTAAAAAAAGATGAACTAACAGCACTATGGAAAGACATTGCAGGTCATGATGGTTCGGTACAGCACTTAGATATTCTTACAGATGATGAAAAAGAAATATTTAAAACTGCTACTGAAATAGATCAGATATGGATTATTGAACATGCAGCTAAAAGACAAGAGTTTATTTGTCAAGCACAATCAGTTAATCTTTTCTTTACACTCCCAAAAGCTACAGAGCCACAAGAAGTACACGATGAGTATATGCAGTATGTTAATGATGTGCACTGGTATGGTATGAACAAACTTAAATCTTTATATTACTTTAGAACTAATGCTGCTCGTAATGCAGAGAATGTAAATACTAAAGTACAACGTATAAAATTAGACGATGCTGAATGTATCGCATGTGAGGGATAGTATGGGTTGTTGGCACTGTGGAACAGAATTAATATGGGGTGGAGATCACGACATAGAAGATGAGAACGATGAATACATGATAGTAACCAATCTTAGTTGCCCAAACTGTAATAGTTATATAGAAGTTTATTACCCAAAAGAAAAGGACAAAGAATGAAACAATCAGAATTTAAATATATATTCAGACCTGAATTTGAAGGCTTTACAATTAGAATGTGGTTAGATTATTGTGATGAACACAGAGACCCATTCTCAAAAACAAAAGATTACGCAGGATACGTAATTGAAAATTTAAAATATTTAGTTAAGAGATTTAACAAGGAGAAAAAATGAGTTGTTTATTATACCAAGCTTTAGAAATAAAATATCAAGCAGAAAAAGCAGAAGCAAAAGCTAATCTTGAAGTATACTTTCAAAACAAAGTAGGTGTTGCAGAACACCCTAATGTTATTGAATCTATGGATAAACTTATAGAGCAATACGCAAACGCTGACGAAAAATTAAAAACATTACAAGAGGAATTTTAACATGAGTTTATTAGATACAAGAGATTACTACAAACCTTTTGACAACCCGTGGATGTTTGACTACTATGTGTTACAAAATCAAATGCATTGGATGCCGGAGTCAGTACCATTACACACAGATGTAAAAGACTGGCAAGAGTTAGACTCTAAAGAAAAGAATTTACTTACTCAAATTTTTAGATTGTTTACTCAATCTGATGTAGATGTTGGTGCAGGTTATATTGATAGATACATGCGTATCTTTAGAAAGCCTGAAGCTAGAATGATGATGGGGTCTTTTGCTAACATGGAGTCTATTCATCAACACGCTTACAGCTTGTTACTTGATACTGTTGGTATGCCTGAGATAGAGTACAAAGCTTTTGCAGAGTACGAAGAGATGGCAGATAAACATGAGTATGTTCGTAAACTTAAAACAACTAAGTCTGATAAGAAAAGTATTGCAAAAACTTTAGCAGTCTATTCAGCTTTTACAGAAGGACTACAGTTGTTTAGTAGCTTTGCAATCTTATTAAACTTTCCAAGGTTTGGTAAAATGAAAGGTATGGGACAGATTGTTACCTATTCTATACGTGATGAGTCTATGCACGTTGAAGCTATGACTAAACTATTTAGAGAGTTTATTCAAGAAAACTTAGATATCTGGACAGATGATTTTAAAGCAGAACTTTATGATATATGTCGAACAATGGTAGTATTAGAAGATAAGTTCTTAGACTTAGTGTTTGATATGGGAGACCTCGAAGGTCTTACCAAGAAAGATATGTATGCTTACAATAGATACATAGCTGACAGAAGATTACTCCAGCTTGGTCTTAAAACAAACTATGACCAACGAGAGAATCCGTTAGAATGGTTGGATGAAGTGATGGGTGTTGAACATCAGAACTTCTTTGAAGGTCGTGCTACTTCTTATATGAAAGCAGGACTACGTGGTAGACAGGATAAAGTAAATTTTGCAAGGATTGGTGATGAGAACTAAACGCACCGAAGCAAAGCTTGTAGGTTACAATTTGTTTTACGACTTGACAGGTAAGCTGGTCACCGAAAGAACCAGCACAGATATAAAAGAACTTAAAAAGTTTTTTACACCTGAAGAATATAATACCCTATCTACTGTAGTTAGAGAGATTACAGCTAAATTAGATAAGATTCACAACGAAGTTGAAGCTCATTTAAACGCTAGGATATTAAAAGATTAACCAGCTAAAGGATTCTTATTTTCTTCCTTAAATATTTTAATATCAGTCTTAACACTTTCGATATCAGCTTTCATAGCTGACATATCAGACTTGATGGCTTCGACTTTGTTAGACTGATTATCAATCTTAATTAAAATAGTTTCATCAATCGTCTTGTTCATGTAAGACACAGAAGTTTCTAACGCTTCTATTCTTTTTTCAATCTCACCTAAACCATCATCAGTTTCTTTAGCTTGTTGAGCTTTTGATTCTAAGTTCTCAATCCTATTGACATAGGTTGCACCAGTATATCCAAACCCTGCAAGAGTTCCAATGATACCCATCAACGCAATAAACTGTGTTGTTTTATTTTGTAACCAATCCATATTATTCTCCGTTATTTACTTTGCCAATCCTCAATGGCTTTTTTTATACTTTCTTCTGCTAACACACTACAATGTAATTTTATAGGTGGTAACTCTAATGAATCTGCTATGTCTTTATCTTTAATTGCCATAGCTTCTTCAATTGTTTTGCCCTTTAACATATCAACAAACATTGTGCTTGATGCTATTGCTGATCCACAGCCATAAGTTTTAAACTTAACATCATCAATGATATGTCTGTTGCCCTGCAACTTACATTTAATTTGTAATTTCATTACATCTCCACATGCAGGAGCACCTACAAGACCAGTGCCAACATTTAAATCTTTAGGGTCAAATCTACCTACTGAATATTTATCAGGATTATTTAAAACTCCTTCAAACCTATCTACAACTTTACTTGAGTATGCCATTAAAATACCTTTGAATTTACATAAAAAACTAATAACATTAAACCAAAAACTACAACTTGTACCACAGACATAATAGCTACAATATTCATTTGTCTATCTGCCCACCAGTTTAGTTCAGTTTCTTGCCACTTTAAAAACTCTTCAGGCGATGCTTCATTTGGTTTGTTTAATAATAAACTTTGTTGTTGTGGTATTTTCATTTTATAATGGTGGCTGCATTTTTCTCATTTCAACTAAGGTATCTAAACTTTGTCCTGCCATTTGATAAAAACCTTCGATGTTATCTGACAACATATTGTTAGCATATATATCTGTAGACTCATACCACATATCTTGATCGGGTAATGTAACTAATCTATAATTATTAAAGTTAGGAACAAACCCCATGTAAGCTATGATAGTATTCTCTGACCCATACTCTCCTGTCTCTTCTTGTTTAGCCTGTACATCTTCTTGTGCATCTTGTAAGTTTTGAGCTATAACATTAGCCACAGTTTGTTCAGCTTCGGTAGCTGATGCATCATTAGATACTGAAACATCTATTTGACTTTGTAAAGTTTGAGTAGGTGTTGTACCCACAGCAACACTTGTTGTCTCAACTGATTCAACTTCAACACTTGTTGAGTTTGTAGAGTCTGTGACATTTGTACTCATGCTTAATACTTGATTGTTTTGTGCAGTAGAAGATGCAAATTGTTCAGATATACTAGGAGAGTTACTAATACTTACACCGCCACCAGAATTAGATGATGATACGCTAGAAGCTCCTGTCGTGCCACCTGTAGCATGTATAGAGTTTCCTGATGTAGTTCCACTAACACTAGCCTTAGCTGTGCTTAGAGTGGACGAGACGACACGTAACGCTGTTTCTTTGCTAATCGAGCTTTCACTTTCTGAAACTTCAGCAACTAGTTCTTCTTCTATCTCTTCCTCTATAACCTCATCTTCTTCTTCAACAAGTTCTTCAATGAGTTCTTCCTCCGGCTCCTCTGCATACGCAAGTTCTTCTTCCACAATTGTCTCTTCCTCAAACCATTCCTCCACTTCTTCAATAAATGTTTCTTGAAATACAAATTCTTCAATCATTAAATCTTCAATGGGTACAAAGACTTCTTCATCTCTTATAAATGGTAGAGGTTCTATAAATTCTTCTAGTGGTTGTAGCTGTTCAAATATTATCATTTCTTCAAACACAAACTCTGGTTCTTCAAACAGCTCGTACTCAGGTTCAAAGATATATTCTTCAAATATTTCTGGCTCTTCAAAAGTGTCATACAAAGTGTCATACTCTTCATAACCAAAGTCAAACATTTCTTCTTCATATCCGTAGTCAAAATATTCTTCTTCTTGATAGTAACCTATATCTTCTTCTTGTCTGTAGCCTTGACAGAAAGGTCCATACTGGGGGTCTAGATCACACTGTAAATCATCATACGCATCCCAATATCCTGCACAGCTTACATCATTCAAAGGATTACTACAGTCAATAGTTTCACTTGTACCATATAATGAACCACCATTTTCTAGTAAAGTATTTGCTGCAGTATTATTCCAATCAGTACTCACACACGAGCTAGTATTAGTTGTACCTGTATTACATTCATCGTGAAACAAGTATTGATAGTAAGTATCTGAATCTTTTTGTTGACCTATTAATACATCGTGTTGTATAATATCTAATGCACCATATCTAAAATCAAATGTAGAGTTTGTCCAAAGTATAACTTCAAAACTGTTATCAGTATTACTACGATTGTACTCTCGCATATTATACCAACCAAAAACTGTTTTATCACTAAAGTTTTTAGCTAACATCTTAGACTGATTATCTCTAATTAGGTCAGTCCAAAATGGAAACAGTGTATAGTTGTATTGTGGAAGTGGGTCAGGTGTATAATCACCACAGTAATTATTATAGTTTACGTTACCTGTACCTAACCCAAAATGCAGACAGCCATTCGTAGCCATACGAGCAGATGTAAATTGTTGGTCGTAAAAGTTAAACGTAAAATCTAAATTAAAAGCAGACGAAAGCTGATCGTCTCCTGAGTTTAGACTGGTGGTGTTTGATTCGTTTGTAAGGTCTATTAAAGGTTGATTACCTTCAGGTATGTATTCACTAAATACATTAAGACTTAATAGACACGCTACTGCGTAGCATAAAATTCTTTTTTGCATTGCCTTTTAGTTTTAGTTTTTCTTGTATATATAACTTTAACCGCCCCAACAACATCTTTGTTAATCTTATCTCTGTTAGGGTTTCTATCGTGTGTGCATTGCTGTATAAAAAGTTTCTCTTGCTCTTTAGCATCGGGTCTTTTAGATTTGTTTTCTGCCCAAGCAACTGTAGCTTCTTTACCTATCTTACCTTGGTAAGGGCAAGGAGTACCAGCCATTTCCATAGCTTTAAATACTCTTGGGTCTTGACAAAGTATAGATACTGAAGCGACTTTCATACCGGTATCATAGAGATACTTGGAAAGTTTTAAGCGTTCACAGTTCTCGTCAGTCACAGTTGCTCCTGTAGAGAACCCAAATACTTGCCCTTGAAACGCACCAGAACGACCTACCGTACATAAGTCTTGTGAATAAGACATTATAGATGGGGCAATAGCAGAAGCAGGAGGTGCCTTGCTTTTGACATTCTGATTAATTGTTTGGGTAGAGTTAGACTCATTAATATTTCTGTTCGTATTATCAGATGTAGTGTTATTATTATTGTTGTTAGTATTTTCAGTAGTAACATTAGAGTCTGATGTAGATTGATTAATGTTTGTGTTAGTATTTGTATTAGTATTATTACTTGTAGAATTACTTGTATTGTTTACATTTTGATTTACTGTAGAATTTACAGTAGAGTTTGATGTAGACGTAGAAGTATTTATATTTGTATTAGTATTATTATTGTTATTAGTATTCGTAGAGGTAGAGGTATTAATGTTATTATTGGTTGATGTATTAACATTAGTATTATTATTGGTAGAAGTATTAGTGTTTGTATTTACATTAGTATTACTATTAGTATTAGTATTAGTGTTAGTATTATTATTAGTATTATTATTAGTATTAGTATTCGTAGTTACTGTAGTATTAATAGTAGTCAAACCATTGTCTTCACAATACTGTGTACCTGAAGTACAGTCTCCTGTTTGGTCGGCACTTACACTAAATGAAAGTAAAAACAAACCTATTAAAATTAACGGTCCAAAAAATCCTCTATTTATATCCCCTCTTGACACTTTATTTATCTCCTCCCGGTTTTTTAGATGTGCTAGTATAAAGACCAAACCATGCAGCTCCTGCACCTACAACAACAGATATTAAACCTGATTGTTCCATTGTAGGATTGTCTAGTCCCATAAACCAAAATGTTGTATAATATAATAAATACATGTAGACACCTAAAAATGCTCTAGGTATTATTCTCCAACTGTCTACAGCTTGTGCTACAAATATTAATTTTTGATAAGGGTTATCATTTTTAGTATCTTCTAACTCTCTTATCCTATCTTTTAATTCTGACTTTTCTTGTAACAAAGCCATGAATTTATTAAGGTCTATCTCAACCTCGTTCCTGTCCATGTCGCCACTAAAGCCACCCATATTGTTTTGCATAATATCCTCTTACTTTTTAACTAAGCTACCACCAAAATACATACCGATAATAGCTGATACAAGGTTTGTATCTAATTGTGTTATTACCAAGCCTTGAAAAGTTATCCATTCAAATATCTCTCTATCATCTGAGAAGAATAAAAAGCCCGGTTGAAATAGTGTGTATCCTACTGTTACATCTACATCTGGATAGTAAACAGCTACCAGTTTAGGTAGTATAACAATTGCAAAAACAGATGATAGTGCAATTATACGTCTGGTCCACTGGAATCCTTTGTCTTGTACGTTACGTGCAGACTCTACAGCTTTAAGTTGAAACTCACCTCTTGTAATCAACATCTTTTGCTCATCTTGTTTAGCCTTCATACGTTGAGACCATAGACTTAACACACTACTAAGAAGTGTTGAGCCAAGCATTGTTATAATTTCAAAAGGGAACATATTATTTATCCAGTGTTAAAGTTGTTTCAAGTAAATCGTTTATAGAATCTAATAAATACTCTGGTACATCTTTACCAAGTATATCATCTTCGTTGTATGCAACCATGTAAGACTCTATAAGGTCTTCATACAATGGTCTAAAATCTTCTCGCTTTATCCAAGGCTCGTTACAAATTGTACGAGCTTTACAATCTATACGATAAGCTTTGTCTAATTGTTTCTCTGTGTAAAGTAGCATTAGTCAATTATATTTAATAATTTATTTGTTGTTTCAATTCTTCTGTCTAAATGTGGCTCACTTGGTTTTTCATATTTTTCTGAAAATTGAATTGCTACTTCATCTGGTGTGCCTTCTTTAAAAATCCTTTGAAGTTCTTGTCTATCATCTGTATTAAATCCCATTGCTTCCTCATTGCCTTTTAAAACTTCGTGCATAAATTGAATTTGAGATTCCGGTGTATCATTTAATTTATTTTTATCTCGCCAATCATCATAATATTTTTTTTGAAAATCAAATTGGAATAAACCATATCCATTACCATTACGTTGTTTAGTTGTATGATCGTAAGTATACGCTGTTTCAACACCTATGTTGCCTAAGATTCCAGCCCTAGCATTTTTAGAATAGCCTAATTTTTTTAGATAATTATTTATTTTTTGTATTCGTGCTTGAGATTCATTACCACCATTATTAAATCCTAACCTATTCATTTGTTCTGCATAACTCATACCACCCAAATCATCGCTTTCTCTGTCTTTTGGGTCTTTCTTTACAAACGATACAGGGTATTCGTCTTGAACTTCTCCACCTTCATCAAAAGGTCTGCGTAATTTTTCAAATTCTGTTCGTCTTACAATGTTAGGTTCATCACTTAATTCTTCTAAATGAATACCATATTCCGTATCATTAACTACTGGAATAATCAATCTATTATAAACATTAATAAATTCTCTAGCAGGAGTAGGTTTTAATACAGACACTACAGCACCCTCATAATCACTAGCTTCTAAATTTTTACTAACTTTCATAGGAACTTTTGTTAAAGAGTCTACCTGTGATAAAATAGGAGATAGATTTACAATTGGACTTTTACTACCAGAACCAGTCCAGTATTGAAAAGTTCTTAAAAATTTCTCAGCTCTCCAATCCGCAGCTCCAGATAAGTTTACAGCTTCAGCCCACCATTTTTCACTAAATCTATCTGGTGCGTTTTTTTCATAATACTCTTGAGCTGGACTTGCCATAATTTGTAACTCTCTTATACCACCATAAATAGCTGTACTACCTAAAAGTTTAATAGCAAGTTTCATGTCTCCGTCTTCAACTCTTCTAATTAACGTGTTCATCTGAACTGATTTTGCTTGTGCCCAAGATAAAAATAATCCCATAGATTTAACATAAGGATTTTTACTTTGGTTAAATAACATTCTATTTCCTGCTGTTGGAACTAGAACATCCCTATTCATTGTTTTGTTTCCAGCCTTAACCAAAATACTTTGACCAATAGAATCATCAAAAGCATCAGTAATCGTATCAAACTTATTAAGATAAGTTAGTTCTTTTTTAGTTAATCCTTTGGAGTTCAATTGATTTGCTACAGCTTTTGAAACTTTTTTACTTGTAGCATATCTTTTTGCTAATTTAAAACCATCCTCAATACCTGTGTTAAATGCCCATCTTGCAGCAGCATCGGTAAGTGGTATCATACCATTATATCTAAAAAATTTTTGTGTTGCATCTACAACACCTTGTTCAAAGTTTGTTGTTGGATGATTACCAGATGCTAATAACGCATCTATTTCTTTAGATTTCATAGAGGTTCGATCAGTAGCAATACCAAGTTTTCTAGCAAAATCTCTATCTCCTCTCCATCTTGCAAGTAATGCTGTAGAAGCTGACCCAATACTAGAGTTTGTAAATGGTTGGACTAAATCTCCAAGCTGCGAAATAACAGCACGAGGTAAGAAAGTTGTATTGGCTAAAAATGTAAGTAATGCCATAGAATTTTTAGACATATCTGACACAGGGCTTGTTGCTCCGTGTACTCCAAAGTAAGCATTCGTAGAATCAATAATTAATTTTCGTTTTTCTTTATATGCTTTTTCACTTATTTTTCCTAGCTCTTTTTGCTTGTATAAATCTTGGAAAAATACTTTCATTCGGTCACCACGCTGCCCAAACTTACGTGCAAATTCTACACCCCGGGTTGTATTACTTACCCATTTATCTAAAACTTGAACCAAGTTTGTTTCTAAATAAGGTTCTAATATCTTAATAGCTTTTGGGTCTTTAAAAAATCTTTCTCTTTCAAAGTTTTTAAGATATGGAACTCCTTTAAAAATTGGCTGTGCTCCTTCTATATCAAACAAAGTTTTTTGAGACTGACCAGTCATATTTTCATAAATTTCTTCTACTTGTGCGTTTAGTTTATTACCTTTTAATTTAGGCTTTTCTACTTTTAAAGCTTGGCGAATTGCTTTTTTAAATCCTGTGGGATTTGACATAATTTCTCTACTATAAATTTGTGGTAATCCATAGTTAGCAATTTGTTCAAAATCAATTCCAGCTTGTTTGGCATATTTAACAACATCAGCTTTAAACACTTCAACATTTGCTACAAGTTGTCTAACATTTTTAATATTTTCGGGAGTTAAATTAAATTCTTTAATTAAATTTTTCTCTGTATCTAATTGTCTTACAATTTTAAAAGCTGCATTCATTTCATTTTCGTTTGCATTTTTTAAAACTTTTGCAATTCTACCAGAGAACCAAACATTAAAAGAATCTGTTGCTTGTTCTGCACTTATAATTGATTTTTTTCTTCCGTCTAAAACAGTAAATAATGTTCTAGCAAAAGTTTCATTTGGTCCACCATGTGCAATGTTTCTAGTTGTTATATTACCGGATGTCCAAACTTTTAAAAAGTTATGAAGCCCAACCGCAGCAGAATTATTTAAAAATCCAAATGCTTTTTCTTTAGAATCTTTTGTTAAGTATGGAGTTTTTTCAATCATTCTACTCATTCCACCTAACGCTAAACCAGCAGCCATAAAAGAATATTGTGAAGTATTATCATCTTCGTCACCAACAAACGTACCAATACTATAACCTAAACCACCACCAAACAATGGTCGAACAAATCCATCCATAATGTTAAGTAACATGCTTTCACTTATAGGAATATTGTTTTGTCTAAGACCTTTTAGAGTAGATTCAACTAATTCAACTTGACCATCTGCCATTTGTCTCATTAAATTTGGTAACTTATTTTTAAGAAAATCAGTTGCTTCTTTATCTTTCTTTTTAAGATTTGAAAATTTTTGTGCAGATATACCAGCTAACCTATATTGTTCTGCTTTACTTACTTTGGTTCCTTTTACAACAACATCAAGTTGGGACATAACTCTATAACCATCTTCATCTACAACGTCAGCTAATAATTTTTTAGCGTTATTAAAATTATCTACGTCAATTTGATATTTTTTAACAATTTGATTTAGATAAGTAGAACTTTCAAGTTGTTTTAAAAGTGGTGCAACATCGGCACTAATTTCAGGAACAACAGAAGCAAGCTGTTCAACTTCTTCATTTGTTAATTTTGGAGCCTGTGTATCTTTTGCAGAACTTTGTACAATAACATCTTCTCCAGAATCATCAACTTTACCAAGATTTATATTTTTATCTTTTGGACCATACATCTTATTAGCAAGTACAGTACCTCCTAATGTTGACAGACCACCCAAACCTGCAGCAAAAAATACATTGCTTGGACTAACTTCTCCGTGATTTGCATATTCATATATAGATATGTCTACAGCACCAATTCCAGCACCTATTCCCGTTGCTCCAGCTTTACCAACTTTTGCAATCTTTGCCCAAGGAATTAAAAATGTTAGAGGGTCTACTAGTGCAGTTGATACACTACCAGCTATAACTTCTGCATCCCTACTAAACTTTGTAAAGTCTTTACCATACTTTGTTTTCATTAAATTATAAACTTTATCAACTCTTTCTTTAGCTAAATCTTCTACATTTTGTTGATAACTTTTATTATTACTTAACGTTAATCCACCAGCCTTAATTAATCTAAAAATATTACCAGCAGTCCATGTTTCTAAACGTGTACCTAATTCAAATTTTTCTGCAGATGTTGGTTCAATCGAAGTAGGTGTTGTATTATCAATAACAATCCTATCATCATCATATGTATTAATAGCGATAGATTTTTTAAAGGCAGCATAAATTCGATTGACATCTTGAATTTGCTGCTCTTTTGTTTGAGGTATAATTTCTGGAGAAAGAGGTTCTTCTTTTACTGAGACTGTAGGAATAGTTGCTTCTTCTTCAATAGATTCAATAGGAGTTTCTTGAACATCTTGTTGCATTTGTTCAAGTTTTTCTTTTTCTAATCGTCTACGTCTTTCTTCTTCTGTTTCAAAAACATCAGGGTCTTTAGACGTAACCGTTTGTTTAAATATATCATATATTCGATTAGATTCCATAGAGAAGTCCTAAGATTGTAAAGTTATAAATTCTTCTAATAAATCTGTAATATTAGGAAGTTTAGCAAGTTTTGTAGTTTTGATATCTCTTTCTTTTAAAAATTCTCTAAACATTTTACTTCGTGTAATTCCAGAAATTCCTAATGCTCGGTTAATATTTCCATCTTCTTCAATATAACTCAAGGCATTTTCAGCTCGTTTCACACTTCTTTCTTTTTGAGATTCTTTATCCATTCCTAGTAAACTAGGTATAGATGGCATTTCTTTAATAGGTTCTCCACGTGCATTATAAAGACCGGACATTATTGGATCTTTTTTCTTTTCTTCTAAAGATTTTCTTAGTTCATTAAGTTTTAAATCTAACTCTTTATTTTTAGACCCACCATATGTTTCTTGGGCACGAATAATAAAATCTAATTTATCTTTAACTGTTGCTTTTTTATCAGCTATAGCTTGATTAATACCCTGAAGAATTTCTTCGTCTGATGCATCACTTGGGAATAAATCTTTATTTGGTATATCGTTATCTGCTTTATCTACAGCGTTTTTAAATTCATCATATTTAAAATGAAATTCTTGGATAGGCTTGTTATGCCTATCATACTGATCTGTATCTCTCATAACAAATAACCCCCTTTCACCAAAGCTACTTAGTGCTTCTTGAGTAGATACTTGTATATTTTTATCTATTGCAGATTTTGATGCTTCAATTCTTGTTGCTTCATAAGCCAAAGCACTCATAAAGTTTTCTTTGTTACTTGGACCAGTTGTACCATTAGTTTGTTTTGTAGGTGCATAACTTAACATATTTGCTATATCATATAGAGGAATCCCACCTTTGTCATCATCCGGAATATCTAAACTAGGTAATCTATCTTTCCAATTTTTTCCATATTGAGATTTAAGAATATCTTTCTGTGTAGTGCTGTTTGGATTTATATCTATCATACTTACAATATATGAATCAATAGCTTTATTACGAGTAAAGTCAGGTTGTTTATCTTTAAATATTGCTTGAATTTCTGGTGGCTGTTTATACAATGGAGTTACACCAGACTCGTCTTTAATTAATTCAACACCTGTGTTAGTTCGTTGCACACTTTCTAAGTATGCAGCTAATCTAGTCATAGCTTCAGACTCTTCAACACCTCTAGGAATTAATACTGTTCTACCACCAAGCTCTGCTTCAACAAGTTGTCCGGTTTTACCTTGCATATATGCCATCATAGCACCGCCAGTTTTTGATGTTCTCGCTAAAGTTTTTTGAGTATCAACAATAATTTTTTGTAATTGTGGTGGTAGCTTTTTAACATCTTTTACATCTGATAAATTAAATGATTTTAAATCAATGCCTAAATTTCCAGCTTTATATTGTGGTAAATATTGTAAATATAATTTATTTTTTTCTTGGTCAGCTTCGTATTTTTTCTCTACCAAAGAGTCTAAATATTTAGAATATTCAATTGTATCCGTAGGAGCTTTATATTCTTGACTTGCTTTTAATTTAGCATCTTCTTGTAATCTTAAAGCAGTTTTATAATCTTGTGTATTATATTTTGTAAGTAACTTATCCCTCTCTGAAAAATATTGGTTAGCTTCATTTAAGTTTCCAGCAACGTTTTGAATAACAGGCATTAAACTATTATTAAATTCCTGCATTCTAGATGCTGCTTTTTTTCTTAAATAATAATTTTTAGCTTTTAATCCTAGTAATAGTCCTGTAAAAGCATAAGCCTTTTTCTTTTCTTTTTTACTTTTTTTACGTGCTTGAGCTAATAGTGATTCGCCTAGTTGTTCAATTGCCATTATAATTCTCTCTTAGTTAATAATCCTTGTTCGGGTTGTGCTAGTAAACTTTCTGGAACTTCTACTTCTTTAATTTGTTCCATAATATCTGACGGTAAAACTCCTGAAGGTATTTGTCCTTTTGTAGGCTCTTTAATTTTTTCCTTTGCAGTTTCCATAACTTTTTCCATCGCTGACAATTGCTCTTCATCATCATCAAAATCTTCTTCTTCTTCACCTCTATAAATTGTATAATCAAGTACACCAGCTCTTTCAACCAATGCCATGATTAAATACATAGTAGGCTCAATTAATAACATCATTAAATCTGGATTCCAGCTACCTTCTTGAAATCCAGAATATAAAATAAACTGCGTAATATCAGAAATAGGAGTACCTCTTCTTGCCATTTCAACAATACCACTATAAGATTCAGGTTCAGTCATATCAATAAACAAAGCATCAATAGCTGGTTGAAGTTCTGTAAACTGTGGCGGTTGCTCCCAAGGATAAGGATTATCTGGATTGTTTGTTAATGATTGACCGGGAATAGGTCTTTGCATACTTCCCAAAAAGTTTAATCCTTCTTGATCGTAATTTTTATAATTTTTTTCTATCATTATTTAATTCCTGTTAATACCTTGAGTAAACCAAGCGTTCCATTCATTACCACGATACGTTGTTTCTGCTCCTTGTAAAATTGCTGCTGGTGTATTATAATAAAGACCATTAGAATTATATATGTTTTCCTCTTTATTTATTCTTGAAGGCTCTGATATGTTACTAAAATCTGCAACATAAGGAGATGAATAACCATATTCATTTTCATCTCTATCAAACAGATAGTCTATACCTGCACTTGTAATTTTTTCTGCAATTTTTGTAGGTGCTTCAGTTATTTCTGTTTTTAATTTATCAGGTATCTCTTTTGCAGCATCTACAGCAGTTTCAAAAAATGTTTTATTTTCAGCTTCTTTTTTTACTGTATCTTTTACTACTTCTGTAGGAACATCTTTAGTAGAAATAACTTCGGTTTTTGGCACGTCTTGTGTAATATTCATTGGATCTTTTTCAACATTACCTTTTATCCAATCTCCAAAGTCTCCAATTTTTTCACCTACATAATCAAATGCACCATTAATAGCACCACTAACAGTATTGTAAGCTCCTTTAATTCCATTAGCTGCCATTTGAATGCCTTGAAAAGTATAACCTACAGCCTTTTGAAATATGTTTGCACCGGGTCCTGTTAATCCTGCAATAGTAGAACTAAATGCACTACCTGTTAAGTAACTAAATGTAGACCCAATTGCCCAAGGCATAATAAAGCCTAACGCAAGTTGACCAACAATACCAAGTTTTTGAAAAGGTTTTGCAATTTTACCAATAACTTTACCTACTTTTTTGGCAATCTTTTTAATACCCCTTCCTACTTTTTTTACAATCTTTTTAAAAGATTTTCCTATTTTACTTAATATTCCCATATAATCTCCAATTAACCTTTACCAAACATAGTATTCCATATCTGTGACACATTTGTCATTGTTGCACCCCAGTCTTTTGCTGACTCTCCTTCATTAGCGAGAGCCTGTGCATATAGTTGAGCTTTTCTATTTTCTTCATTTTCATAAGCTCTAAAATCATAATCAGCTTGATCTCTCAATTCTTGCCATAAAAATGCCTGTGCTTGTGCAGATAAATTAAATGCATTCTGTGCGTTCTGCATAGATACTTGATTTGCAGCAGCAGTGTTAATAGTATTAGCTTGTCTTCGCCATGCTAAGTTTGCTTGTTCAACTGCTTGTGCATTAGCTACATTAAACTTTTCTCTATCAAACTCTACCTGAGAATTAAATTGATTTATTTGATTAACCATTGCAGCATTAGCCTTTTCTAAATCTGCTTCAACTTGAAACTCTAACGCTTGTCTAGCATTAATTTGTTGTGTGTTAAACTGCGACATAGCGTTAGCTTGTTGTGTATTAAACTGTTCGACTTGAGTTGCTAGGCTTGTCATAAACTGCTGTGTTTGATTCTCACTAGCAGCATTAAATTGTCTTGCAGCATTTTGTGAAGACTGATTACTTAATAAAGTTTGTTGAGCTTGTTGAGCTTTTAATATATTAGCTTGTTGCTCATTATTAAGATTTGTTAAATCCATTTGTAAAAAAGACCTTGCATTATTTATTTGTGCTTGTTGATTAAAATCTGCTTCAGCTAAATTAGCCTGTGACATAAGCATAGCATTTTGTATAGTGCTTTGTTGTGTCATATTGGCTTCCGTAATTCCTACAGTTTGTAAAAATTTACTGTTAGATAACGCTATTTGTTGGTCAGCACTAAACTGAGCCATGTCTAATTGAAAAACTTTACCAGCGTTATCAAGTGCTGTTTGTTGTCTAAACTGAGCATTTTGTATTTCAGCTTGAGCTTCAATAGCTTTCTGTTGTCCTACACTTTGCTGAATTGCTTGTGCATTAGCTTGTGCTAAAGGAACAGCAGATTGAATAATAGCATTGAGCAAAGCATCTCTACCCACTGTTGAAGCTTCCATACCACGTTGTGCTAATAATTTTTCTACACTAGCAACAGCAGGTCTAGCCCAAACAGGTATCTCACCTTCTTCAATACCACTTAGTAAACTGTCTAACTGATTAGATACTAAAGCTTCTTCAGGTAGACCAGCGATAACTCCACGTTCAGCTTCTGTTAAATCCATCAACCTAGCTTCTAGGTCTTCAGGGTCGTTACCTAATATAGCTATATCTTCAGCACTAACACCAGCGTTAGCTAACTGTTTCTTAGCCCTTGTAACACGTGCTAGAGTAGTACCTGCTACTTGAGCAGCTTCTGCCATAGCATTAGGACTCATAGTTCCTATAACTCTTTCAGTTAATGCACCGGGAATAATTTCTACTTCAGCAGCTTCAATAGGAGCCACACGTTCTACTTCTGCAGCTTCTGCTAATGCTTCAGGTCTTACCTCACCTTCTGCAACATCTACTTCTGGAGCTTCTGTAATTTGAGCTGCTTCCATTTGTGCAGCAGTAAGTGGTTCAGGAGCAGACACTGCTGGTGCAGCTTCTGCAGTTACAGCTTCTGGAGCTGTTGGCATATCAGCAGTTTCAGCTACTAAATCTTCTCGAGGTGCTACTTCTTTAGCTACACCCATCTCACCTACTTCTACTTGTTGAGGTGCTTGAACTTGAGGAACACCTGTCATGTCTCCAGCAGCTAATTGTTCTGCTCTTCTTTTAGGATTTGTAATTCTTGTTTTAACAGGTTTTGGTTTATCTACTGGTTTAGTTTCTAAAAGACCTCCAGAAACAGAACCTGCTCCACCCATTCCCGGATCGGGTCTGTCTACGGATACAGTTTTAACCACGTCTCCAGTGCCACCACCATTAATGTCAGGTCTATCAACTAAATCATTTCTAGTATTTTGACGTTCTTGTTCTTCACGAAGTCTTTCTAATTCTTCTATTTGAGGAACACCACCAATTTGTTTTGCAACTCTACCACCTTGACGATAGTCTTCTCTTTTACTAGAACTTCTTTTTCTATCTTTTCTTTTTGACATTATTATTTCCTATATACCTATTTTACTTAACTTCAAACAGTTTGTCAAGCTTTTCACTGATTTTATCCATCCTATCCATGATGGCATTCATATCATCTCTTAATTCATTCTTAGTAACATACTCTTTCGCAATCTCTTCACGTGTCTTATTTAAAAGTATGTCTTGTCTTTTTAACTCTGCTGCGTTTTGTCTAATCTGAAACCAGATAGGAGCAAGTACCAAAGTTATAAGAACATTCCAAACAATGTAAGGTGATACCATTTCCATGTTATTCTACTGTTGGTAATTCGCCAAGAGGTCTGACGGGTGGTGTTGCATCGTTGTATACATACAAAGCTGCTAAAGCATCTACGTCTGCAGCATTTGTAATCTGTGTACACATAGCGTTAGCCTTAGTTCTTACTGCAGCTCTTTTAGTTGTAATAGAACTAGGTACTGCTGTACCGCCTTCTGCAGCTCTAACAACCATCCAGTCTGTAGGTGCTAACATATTACCAGCTTGTGCGTTGATAGTATCTATATGACCTTGACGAATACCCGGTTGCTTAACTTCACCTTCAGTACCAAGACCATCTGTTTCGTCTTGTGCTGTAAAGAGTACATCATCCATTGGTTTAGCTGTAGCTGTACCATAACTTGCAGTGACTGTGCCACTTGCGAAGTTAAACGATTGATTAGTATTTACATAATACTTTTCATCTTTAAGATTTGTATTGTCAAAAACGACACTATAAATCCCCAATGCTTCTAGTTCAGAAGCTGACCAAAGCATAAATATATTAGCAGGATAATTAACATCTCCCACTACTATAGCTTTGGGTCTTGTGTAAATTTGGGTTACACTTCCCGATTCTACTAATGCCCACATAATTTTTCTCCTATAATAAAGTGGTTAGTTAAATGTTTAACGTGCTGTACACGGGACACCGGTTGATGTCGTAAAAGGATTTTCTGCAAATGCCATATAGATGTATGATGCACCTGATGCGTTAGCAGAAGCTGCTGTGCTTCTAAACTTAAAACCATTGCTTAATAAATCTACATTATCTCCTGCACTTCCTTCAGCAGAAGAAGCATTTGGTTTAATTCTTGGTATAGCTCCATTTACACCTCTTTTTGTATCTACTAGTCTCCAATCTCCAGTTGTGCTTGTTATTTTCCACAAAAGAAAAGCAGGTTTAAATCCTGTATAAACAAACGAACCATTTGCATTTCCATTACCGACATACTTGCCAAACTTGCTGTAGCCTTGTTTTTGTGCAAAGACGTAGGCTACATATGTGCTACCTGAACCCCCAATAGTTGCATCACCTGCTATTCTCATTACATTACTATTTGCAGGTGAAGAACCCCAAAAATTATTATATGTTGATGTTGCTCCCGTGCTTTGTAAAATTAAATAATCGCTTGTGCCACCTAAGATGCTAGAGTCATTAAAACCCACCGCCCAAGAGCCTGTACCACTTCTTCTTTTTATAATCCACATATCAGGTGCTACGCCTAAATTATGTCCTAGTGTTTCACCTCCACCTGTTCCTGTGTAAGTAATAATATTAAAACCAGCAGTACTATTAGATTGCACTGTAGTATTTATAGAACCATCTGTATTTGAAGCTGTCGTACCACCATTGGCTTTCCAACTCCAACTAACCATGCTTGTTCCACTGCCTTGAAAGCCTGAATCTCCAACACCATCTAATGTAAAACCATCAGAATCAAAATCCATCCTGTAATTAGTATATGTGCTTTCAGCAGCAGTTGAATTAGAAACTAAATGTTGGTCATTGTTTGATGTTCCACCTCTTGAAGTGTCTTTTAATATATGGCTATATCCAACATCTCGTCTTTTTGACCACACAAAATCAGGTTGCATATCTGAGTTACCATCAAAAGTAACTGCATTTCCTGCTGTCGCATTACCAGTCCAAAGAGCAGTCTGAAAATGTGCTGATGGATCGTCTATATTTGTATAAGCCATTATCCGTACTCCGCTAAATTTTTAGTGCATAAGGCGTAGTAGCCTGTAGGTGGTGCATACTCGAATGTTCCATATCCGTTAGCATCACTTGCTGCACTTGATGGTGTGTTTGTTGTATAGCCACCTATATTAAATGGATATTCTTGATTTGGAGCATAAGTTGCGGTTGCAAAAATATATTCTTTATCTAAAATTGAGAACCCATTAGTGCCATTAGCAGGATCAGCACTATTTACATAAGTGCCATTTACTGAAACATAACACTTGTTATTATCCATGTCTAAAGCAAAGCCAACTATATCATCTGTTGATAAACCGCCACTTACATAATTAGTATATCCAGTGTGGTAAAACAAATTACCATCAGAGAATTGAAAACCTATTGTGCCATCAGTTCCTTGTCCTAAATACGAAGCACTATTAGTAGCTCCTATAATTGCATCTACTGGAGAAGCACCTATCATACAATTTTTTTGAGCTATTACTTTAGCTTCGTAATACCATTTACCATTATTAACCGCTTGTGTGGCATGTGCTGTTATCCATTGAGTATTAACATTTCTTTTTATAACTGTTCCACCTTCTTTTGTAGTAACTGAATCGTTTGTTCCATTAAAAAATGTTCCATCACTAAGCCAAGTACAAAAATTATTAGTAGGTGTGTCAGTCGCTTGATCTGCGGCTGTGAGGTTTGTTTCTGCAAAGTCATTGCCATTACCACTTTCATCATCACCTAAGTCTGAAGCATCTGCAAAATCTAAATAGAAGCCATTAGTTCCATAAGAGCCTGAATATTCTTTAGGAATCCAAATACCAGTATCACTATCAAACTCACCAAAACTATCAGAGGTTAATGCAGAGCCATCAACTGAATGAACTTCTGCCATGTAGCCACAAGACTGAAAAGTGGTTGAACCATTTTGTCCACCTATTGATTGTGCAACAGTATTATTCCAATGTGTGCTATCACCACTGTCCATATTTTGATAAGTATTTAATTGATAATCTGTCTCTCTTACACCATTGACATAAAACCTACCTCTATCTGCGGCAGTTCCATTGGTTGCATCACATACAACTACAAAATGATAAAAGGCGGCAGTATCCCTAAATACTCTATTGGTGGCTAAAAAGAAGTTTGTACCAGCACCACGATAGTTTATATACATTTTATCGTCATTCCCTAAATACATATAAGTATCTGAGGAGCCAAATAACATTTGATATATGCCAAGTTCTGTAAACTTAAACCACATACTTACAGTCCAAGTTTGTCTATTACCAGCAGAGCTAGGTGTTCTTAAAAGTTCTTCTTGATTGTCTGCTTCAAACTTACATGAAAAATCAATATCATATCCTGTAGATATGCTACCTCTATTGGCTGTACGTGCTAGTGATTCCATGTATTAAGTCTGTGCTAAGTTTTGTGTTCTTCCAATCTCTTGCCAAACACTACCATTGTATCTAAAGCTAAAGATATCAGTCTTATTAGCTGTAGCAGTCACGGTAGGTGCTGTTGAAGCTGCAAACTCAAATACAGT